CTACTGGGGGCACTGGTCAGAGCCAGTACCGGAGGTGACGCTGTACCCAACGCTTGACCCAAAGGAGAATTCTGTACCCAAACCCGCTACCAGCGCGGACGCCGGAACTGGCTCCGCACTGACGGTGCCGACGATTACGATCAGCGCATGGGGGATGACGCCGAGACAGGCGCTATAAACCGCCTGAATCGTCGGACTCGCCGTTCCCATCGAAATCCAAGGGGATCGTCTCGTTGAACCGTGGATGCAGCGTATCCAGGTGTGCCTTGAACGCCGCCCAGTCTGGACTGATCTTCATCAGGGTCACCACCGAGCCGAGGTGCTCCCGCAGCTTCGGATAGCCCGCGTTTTGGGTGAGGCGCTGGAACAGCTTGTCCTTGGGTCGGCCGGTGCTGGTCTTGCGTTGCACCCGCTTGAGTTCATCCAGCACGCCGGGGGCGATGCGCTTGTAGACGATGTCATTGGTGAGGTTGCCGAAGTACTGGGGGCGCTTCACTGAGTCGCTGGAGAACGTCAGGCCGCGGAGCCGGAACAGTTCACGGTAGTAGTCAGTCGGGAACGTCTGCACCCACGCTTGCAGCTCCTGGTCCACGAAGGTTTCCAGAATTCGGGCGAGCGCGTCTCGCGTGCGGACTTCCTGGTATCCCGTCGCCTCGTCAACGAGCGCGATGATGCCCACCTGAGCGAGGCCTCGAACAAGGATCTCAGCTTGCCGAGCTACGTGCTCCTGGTTGTGCGGGAGCGTCTTGTTCTGTCGAGCCTTGAGGTAGAGCTCGCAGGTGACTGGCAGCAGCTCAGCGCGATACCCGTAAGCCCGTCCACCGCGAGGAAGTGTGAACGGGATCGGCTGCGCCGCGGCAACAATCTCGTCGGTGATGAACGGCCGGACGCTCTGAGTTCTCAGGAACGGTGGCAAGTTCTGGTCGGCGGCACCACTGCCTCGCGTGCGGCCGATCGCTTTCATGAAGGACGCTTGGGTGATCACCCGCGTTCCGTCTTCGAGGACGTAGCACTCGATGTCGACGCCGCCGATATTCAGTGGCCGGTCTTCGGATCCGCAGATGGCGGGGAGTACTTCTCCGCTCCACCGCTTGTTCGCGGCTTTCTTGGCGATCGCGGAGCGTTCAGCGGAAGTGAGTGCTTTCGCTCTGGCAACCCCCCCGGATCGACCCCTTGTCTCGTCGTCGCTGCTTGCATCGTTTTGCTTGCTCGCCATGCGCTAACCATACCATGTGCAAGCATTTCCAAGCTTGTGCTTGCGTATGAAGGTTGGGTTCACGCACACATCGCGACACCGGTTCCGGGTAGCCACTCCACCTGAACGCAAAAAAGGACGCCCCATCCCGTTGAGAGGTCGGGATGGGGCGTCTCTTTGACTTGCCAGTCAGGTCGATCGTATCGCTGGTTTCAGGGGAGCATGAGCACGTATGTGAGTAGTGCACCGCAGCCGAACGACATGATGGCGATGAAGATGGTGCAGCCACAGATCAGCCGCTTATCCGCCATCGGCCTTCCGTCGCTGCCGGTCCCGGTTCTGCTCCCGCCATAACGACACGAGCATCGGCACATACGCCACGGCTCCCAAGCTGTAGATGATGAACCGAATGATGTCCCGCCCCGGGTAGTCCATGTGCCACCACACCGATATCGCAGCCTGAATCAAGACAAGCGCCAGGATGAGCGACTTGACGAGATAGATCTTGCCGATGCGGTTGGTCCACCAGCGTGACCGAGCCCCATACAGGACTGCGAATCCGATGGTGAGCGCTGCGATATAGATCAGGGAGACGTTGGCGGCGATCCGGTAGTCGATGTCGAACCAGATATCAGCGGTGATCGTCGCTGCCACACTGGCCGCGCCGACAGCGTAGATCCACCTCATCGGCCACCCCAGGCGTGCTGCAGCAACTCTGTCCATCCGTTCTTGTCGATCTCACGCCGTAGCCGCGCTGAGACATGCTCGGCTTTGGCGGCCTGCCATTGGGCGTTGCTCCGTCGAACTTCAGCGGCATACTTTTCGGCGCTGGCCACATCCCTGTCGCGGCGCACGGCGGCGCGTTCCCGCCGCTGCCGAAGCCATGGCCACGTCACCGGCTACTCCCAGCAGCGTCACGGAAAGCCTGCAACAGTTTCGTGGCGGTGTCCTCCACCGCATCCCGGGTGGAAATGGTTTGCGCCTGAACCTTGATCGTCTCGGCGTCAATCACGGCGCGTTCCCGAAGGTCGGTAATTGCGGCGTCCTTGCCGTCGACGATCTCGCGGTGGTGTCGGCCGGGAATGATCCAGCCGCGGATGTATCCCACGGCGTGCACCGCGACGACGAACCCGAGCAAGGTGACAACACCAACCTTGTCCCACAGCTCCGGGTTCCACATCGGCATCATGGCCGGGCGGCAGGCTCAACCGCAGAAGTCATTGAGGCGGTGCCCTTGTTAGCGACACCAGCAGACACGATCGACGTCAGCACGGACAGCAACGCGGCGCCACCACCGGCGCCAGCGAGGGTGAGCCAGTCGATGGTGAGGACGTTGACTGCGCCGCCACCGAGCGCGAGGATGACACCCTGGGCGAAGCTCTTGAGTGCGCGTTCGGCGGTGTCTTTCCAGAAGGTGAGCGACCAGATCGTGTTCATGGGTTCCTCCGGTTGTTGAGTGCGAGACAGAGTGCTGCGATGACGGCGGTGAGGCTGTAGAGGTAGCCGAACGCCATGACGACGTACATCAGGCGGCGACACCGCGCATCCACTCCACGTCCCCAGGTGTGGCGAACGTGGAGTAGTGCGGGTTCGGGTTGGCGGAGAGGAACATGATCGCGTCGAAAGCCGCCTTGACCGCGGCGAATCCCTCACCTACCGGATTGCCAAACAGGGCCAGCACGCGGCTGAAGAGCGCCGTGGGGCCGCCGACCCAGGAGTTCTCGGTGACGATGCGCGCGATGGCGGTCTGGTCTCGACCGGCTGCGTCGTCGCTGACTTCGGCGAACATGTCGTCGTCGTTGGGATGCTCGGCCCAACGATCCGCAATGCCTTCAAGTTTGGCGTCGAACAGTCGGTTGGTCATGATGCCGCTGGTGCCGGGATCGGGCGGTGATTGCGCCCACGAGCACACCGCATCCTTGGCCCTGCGCGGGTTGCCGAACATCAGGCCGCGGCGGAACGTCTTCAGCCGGTAATGCAACGGGGCGTTCGGCGGGAGCACGTACTTCCACATGAACTCGCAGAAGATCATCGCGCCCTGACTGAACGCGATACCACCCCAGGACACTTCGGGGCCGAACCACCACATGACCTTGGGGCCGTCGGGGTTGTTCGGGTCGACGGGCGGCCCTTCGATCCACTGGCTACTGAGCTGCCGATAGAGCGCCTCTACCACATGAGCAACATGTTCATCGGGCCCTGTGCGCAGACCGCCAGCCAACTGGAACAGCAGGGCGTGTGTCACTGGAAGCCGGTGGGGGACTGGGACACCACCGCCCTGCCGTTCAAGAACGCCACCGGTGTGGCCCTCGACGGTGAAGACGATGGGCTTCACCGGGTCGGGGCGTTTGAGTAAGCCGACGTCGTACTTGAACTCAAGGTTGACCACACCCGGGATATAGTGCGGCGCACCGGGCTTACCCTCAGCGGTGTAGATGCCCTGGATGCGCCGCACCTCTGCGGTGAGCTCGGGAGTGAACAGGTCACCGTCATCCAAGGTGTTGCGCGCCGGGGTGAACTTGCGCTTCAACAAGGCTTTGAGTTTGACGATCTCAGGGCTACGGTCACCCTCACCAAGCCCGACGTAGGTATCGCCTATGCGCATCTCTTCACCACCTACTCGTCCAGTGGCCGATGGCCGGATCGTGATCAGTGCGGCCACGGCACGCCAGGGCGTGATATCCGAACTGGCACGTGATGCGGCTAGCCCAGTAGGTCAGCCAGTCGACGACAGTCACTGGGTCACGACCCCGGTCTTGCCGCGGTCCTCGCTGCCGGTGATGTGGTCGCGCAGCTCGGCCAACGTCTCCACCACCGTCTGACCGCCGAGGCAGTTCCACCTGTAGGTGAGCTGGTCATCGGCCGGCCCAACGACAACGGGCTTCGGCTCAGCAGGCGGGGTAACTTCCGGATGTTCACCGGGGAACTCGAATCCGTCGATGTCCTTCTGGATCTCGCCGCGGAACCAGTCCATGTCGAGGTTGCCCGGATCCCATTTGAACTGGCGTTGACCGGCGGGCCCGAAGCGTGCCCACTCGCGGTGGGAGATGTTGTGCGACACGGGGACGCCGAGGTGCTTGGTGAGCGCGGCGCCGACGTCGCGCATGGAGATAATCTGCGCGTCGGGCCACGGCTCACGGCTCGCGGTTGCCTCAGTCAATGAGGTGTCGCGGGGCCAGGCACATTCGATGCCGATGGTGTAGGCGTTGGCGTTGTCGGTGGGCAGACCGGGCCACGATCCGGCGCCGGCATGGTTGCAGGGTCCGACCGCGACAATGGTCACGATGCCATCAGGTGCGATGTGGATCTGCGCGAGCGGCCCGGACAGGTCGGGGCGGCCGACACTGATGGATTCGGGCTTCTCCGCGGCGTTTCCGGTGTGGTGCCAGATGACACCCCAGATCGTGCCCATGGTGCCGCCGACACCGTCAGTCTGCCATCCGGGCAGAGTCTTGAGCCGGTCCCCCAGCGCGGGGCGTAGTACGTCTTCGAGCCAAACAGGGTCGCCTGATACGCCCACGGTTCCTCCTGGGGTTGAGAGTCGGTCGTAGTAGCCCTGCGCTTCACTCATGCGTTGCGCGTAGCGGTCTGGGAATGCGGACTTCTGGATCTGCTGCGCGATCGCGCCGGCCGCGGCATCCGTGGTGTTCTGGTACGGGAGTTTGGCGAGCCGGTCGTAGAACAGTCCGGCGCTCTTGGTGGGGTCCTGGCAGACGTCGACCGGGCCCCACCACCAGCCGTTGCCCATGATCACCTGCTGCTGCAGGGGGCCGACGCTCATACCGTCGGATCCGACCGCGTCGTGCGGGAGTGCAAGCGAGCCGGGGACTTTCGCGTTCGCGTACACCGTGAGGTTCGACTCCACGAGGCCGGTGGCGATGCAAATGACGATCCCCCGGGGCGCGATGCCACGGCGGCGGCCTTCGGCGATGAACTCCTGGGCTACCTGATCTTTCGTGCGGTACATCAGCGTCCGCCGAACGGGAGCCGGATCCGGTTGACTATGTCGGTGATGACGCCGGACACCGCGTTGGCCGCTTCGTCGACTTGGGTGTGCTCGAACGTCGTCTTCACGGCCTGTTCAGCGATGGCGCCGGCCATCTCGGGGAGTGCTTCGGACAGCATGTTCATGGCGTCGGTGCGCCAGGCGGCGAGTTCGGCCTTCGCGTCGGCGCGGATCGCGGTGAGTTGCGCGGCGATGAGTGGTTCGAGTTTCGCCCAGATGGCGTTGCCGATAAGGGTGAGCATGGGCGGGTCCTTTCACGACGAAAGCCCCGGTCACCGAAGTGCCGGGGCGAACATTTAAGTCAGACTGAATAGTTCAGAAGTGGTCGAGGGTTTCGACGTCGAACACTGGGCAGCCCCTCACGAACGCCCAGCCGCCGAGAGCAAACAGGGCGAGGCCAGCTGCGGCGCCGACCAACGCGTACCGGAGTGGCTCAGGCATGTCGGCCTCCAAGGGGTCGTTCGTTCGGTTAACAATCTGCTGAGCGAGTGGCACAATCCCTGGTGGGCCAGGGATACGCACGACTGGGGGATGCAGATGGCTCGCAAGTCAGCTGGTTGCGAAGTAGTTGGTTGCGACGGCGCACACATCGGGGAGGGTGTGTGCCATCACGGTGACGGACCGCATAAGGCCAAGGGGCTGTGCAAGTCGTGCTATCAGCGAGCGCATCACCAGCCCAGTCGGCGGAGAATGCCCGCGTTCCATGTCCTGACGCCCGACGCTGTGCGGGAGATTCGGCACCTGTACCGGACTGGGAACTACAGCCAGGTTGAGTTGGCCCGGCGGTTCGGGGTATCGGGTAAATCGGTGTGCCACATCGTGAATCGCAAGTCGTGGCAGAACGTGGAATGACGAAGGCCCCCGGTATTTCCGGGGGCCTTGCATGGTCGGGGGCTAGTGGTGGAGTGAGTCGAGCCACGCCCGGATCTTTTGGGTCCGTTCGTCGCGGATGCTATCGAAGTAGCGGTCCATGGTGCGCTTGCGGGCGATTCGGTAGTCCTCGACCGGGTGACCAGCCTTGTGGGCACCCTTGCGCGCCTTGGGTGTAGCGACGGTGACGTTATTGGGCGCGTTCTCGTGCGCGGATCGTGTGGTGGTGCCCTTGGCGGGTTCTGCGTTCGCGGCAGGTGCCCCGATCAGCGTGATTGTGCAGACGGCAGCGATCGCCGCAACGGCGGTGCGTAGCATGAGTGAGCCTCCTCGTGGGGGTGGGCCGCGTGGCGGGCCGATGGTTCCTAGGCCGGTTAGCCCGCCACGCGGTGTCTGAGTGACGCCCAAAGTGTAGCGCGCTACACTCCCCTTATGGACATCCTGGACTGCATCCGCGTCAACCGGGAACGGCACCGGGAGCACACCGAGGCAGCGGACGTACTCGATTCCCAACTGCAGAGCCTCGTGAAGACCGCCTTCGAGCAAGGACACACCGGCCCCCAGTTGGCAGCCGTTCTTGGAATCTCGAAAGAGCGCGTCTACCAGATCCGCGACGGTAGGCGCTGAGCTAGACCCATTCGACCAGGGTGTAGCCGGGTGATCCAGAAAACCCAGCCAATCCCGCGAACGCGATCCTGCCAGTACCGCCCCGGCCACCCGATCCCGATGGATGACCAGGAGTTACGCCGCCCAGTCCGCCCAGGGGGTTCGATGTGTTGATCCGCTGTCCGGCATCGCCCGTATCTCCATTCACGGTCGACGCCGTCAATCCAACAACGCTAGGTACGCCGCCGTTGCCGCCCGCGCCTGCGTTGCTGTCGGTTCCGCCCTGGCCTGGCCCGCCGCCGCCACCGGTAAGGGTGATAGATCCCGAGCTGAATATGGATGCGCCACCGGCACTTCCTGCTAGGCCGCTGTTGGTTCCGGACCCGCTTGTGCCTCCAGGATCACCGCCGCCGCCGCTGGCACCGACCACCACGGTGTAGGTAGGGCCGAGTGAGGCTATAGGAATCCAGACTCGCAGAATAAGGGCTCCGCTGCCTCCACCACCACCGCTAGATCGGAAACCGTTGGAATTGGTATTCGATGTGCCAGTGCCGCCACCACCGCCTCCGCCGGCGCCGCCGATAGTGACCCAGCAACCGGATGCCCCAACCGGGACGGGCTGGTTTGTGCGAGTGATGTTTTCTTCATTGAACGGTGTGAAGGTCGGCCACACCTTGACGAACTGCGTCCCATCCCAGATGTATGCCTCCGGGTCAACGAATGCTGTTCCGTTCCACACCTTGAGTGCGGAAACGTCAACGAAAGCCGTTCCGTTCCAGAGCTTCACGACGGCGGCACCACGTACAGCACACCCGCCGTACCCGAGCCCGGCAGGGTGGTCCCCATCCACATCCCGACCGCCGAACCTGAGCCAGCGATCTTCCCGGCCAACGCCGCGTCCAGTCCGGTCACGTTCGCGGTCGTGTGCGTGTGAGCGGTTGGGGTACGCGCGTCCGATAGCCGAGAGTCATTGCCCTGGCACGCGGTTCCGGCGGTGCTGCCATAGGCCACGGCCAGCGACCGGTTCGCTGACAGGTCACCGCCACCCGTCAACCCGGTGCCAGCGCTGATCGTCCGAGTGGTATCAACCTTGCCTGACAGTGCCGCAGACGCCACCGCCACGTCAGTCGTGTTCTGGTTGACCGCGTTCGCGACGTCGTTCTGATCAGCGGCACTGAAGTAGTCGCCGTGATCGGTCCAGTCATTCCTCAGCGGCATCAGCCACCTCCACCTCATCGGCACTCGACTTCGAGGAGCCGTCTGGATTGGTCACCGTGATAGTCGGCGTGAACACCTCAGCCTTCATCCCCGCCAGTTCCATCTCCATCACGACACCGTCACTGCCGCAATGCCGGCGACATTGAAACTCACCCCGAGCGTGCCGCCATTCGGGGCATACGACGAGTCGCCGAAATCGATCAACAGGATCAGCGGGTTGGCGGCCGCCGATCCCGGCCCCTTGTCGATTACCGCGAGGTACCGCGGCGCGTTACTGCCGATCAGCGTTGCCCCGGTCCACTGAAGATCGTCACCGTCAAACGTGGCCTTCTTCGTCGACAGATTCACCACGGGATTAGTGATGACCTTGCCACCAGCCGTGTACCCGGTCCCCACCACCTCGTTGGTCAGCGACGACTCGTACCGGTGCGTGTCCTGATTCGGAGTGTACGACGCGGTCAGCAGCTTCCCGTAAATGCTTGTGCTGCCGTCGATATCCACTTCCTTATTCCACGACGACTTGAAGAACGACGTGTAGAAGTACGCCGAGATTGCCATGTCAGCTCCCTGTCTGTTGCGCAGCCTGAGCTGCCTGCCGGTTGTCGATGGATTGCAGAAGACGCCCGATCGCAAGCAACGCTTGCAAACAGGCGTACGAGGTCGGGTCGAAGTCAGCGGGATCTATTGATTGGAAGGTGGTTTCGGCATCCGTTAACCGTTGGTCAGGCGTATCCAATGTTCAACCTCTCCTGTTCATCCGACTCGTCTTGCGCAGTACCACACTTGCCCGCGACCACCTTTGGACCCACTACTGAAGCTGCCCCCACCGCGGCCACCAGAGCCCGGGACGCCTGCTGTGGTGGTCGTGGAAGTTGAACCGCCAACGTAGGTTTGGCCGTTCAACGAAACGTCCTTGCCACTGTTCGCGTTGCCGCTAGACACGGCGTCACCGTTCCGCCCACCACTCGATCCGGTCGGGCCGCCGGACCCGGTGAGTGTGGGGACGCCAGCGCCGACGCTGGTGGATGCTTGTCCGGCGTTGCCGTCGGAGCCGGCACCGCCGCCGTTGCCTCCGTCACCAACCGTTCCTGTGAACTCGGTCAGCGATGGGTAGTCGGCCAACGAGATGGTGTCCCAGCTGAATACGCCCGCGTTGCCACCGTTTGCCGAGCCGAAGGTTCCACCAGCGCCGCCCTGGCCACCACCCAGAACGATCCGGTCAATGTGGGTGTATCCGGATGCGCGCAGGGCCGATATGTCGAACCCGCTGCCGACAGTGGTGTAACTACCGACGGTGGTGAACGCAACCAGTACCGGAGGTTGATCCCAAACCACCGACGGCGCGATGCCGGCGGCGATAGCAGCAGCCGTTGGTATCGCCGCTGACGCGTCGGACTTCGCTGTAGGCGCGATGGCCGCACCAGACGCAGCGGCCGTCGGCGGCACCACACCAGCACCGGCGCCTACCGACGCCGGCGGATATGCCTCAGCCGTAACGGTCACCGCAGGCGGGTACACCGATGCGCCCGCACTGACTTGCGGGATGAACACACCCGACTGCTCCACGAACTCGTAGGGGAACTGGTGCGGGAAGCCCGCCTTGTTCCCTGCTGACGCCTCAGCTACCGGAACCTCGACAACTGCCACCAGCTCGGCATCGAACACCTCCGCGGTGGCTTGTGCCGTCGGCGCATCCACATAGAAGTCCACTACCGACACGGCGACATTCGGAGCGTACGCAGTCGCCTCAGCCTCCGCTGTGGTCGCGGTCAGGCTGGCGCCGGCACCCACCGTGGGCTGCAGAGCACCGGCCGAAGCATCAGCAGCCGGAACACTAGCAGAGGCGCCCGACGACACCGCCGGCTCGATCGCAGCCGCGATGGCTTCGCACAGCACCAGCGTGACCGCGACACCCGAAACCACCGATGGCGCCAGCGCGCCCGCGGTAGCGGCGGCCACAGCAGCCTCTACGACCGCGCCCGCCAACAGTTGCGGAACGAACGCCTCCGCCGCCGCTGTCACCGTGGCCGTGGGCGGATTGAACTGGTGCGGGAACTGCCATGGGAACTGGCCGCCAGCTCCATCGGGCAGAGCCACGAGTGCACCGGACTGGATCTCCGGGACGAGCGCGGCGGCTGCGGCTGCCGCCGTGGGCGGCTCCGCGACGTTCGGTCCGATGCCAACCTGCGGCAGCAACACCTCTGCGACCGCGGTGGCCGTCCCTGATGGATCGCCGAACTCCCACGGGAACTGGTGCGGGAAGCTGTCGCCACCGGCGGGCAGCTTGGCGAACACCGACGACGACGCCGACGGTGCGAACGCTTCTGCTACGGCCGTCGCCGTGGCAGCGTTCGCCTGCATCGTGCCCGTCCACACTTCGCGGTGCGGCGGGCGGTCCAGCCCGGTCAGCTCATCGAACCACGCGGTCCGATGCGTTCTAACCCGAGTAGGAAGTTCCGAACCCCACGGCATCAGACCTCATCCGCGTCCAACACCAACAGCCGGCCATAAGTGAGCACCACGTACTGGCCTTGCACCGCGCGCACCTGATTGCTCTTGTCGTCGTTCAGCTCGACACGCCACACCGCACCGTCACCGGTGTCCCACACGTCGATCACGCCGCGCCAACTGGTCGCATCGTCGGCTACCAGCTCCGTCAGCACCTTCAGCATGGTCTCCGGCTTGTCCAGAAGCACTGGGCCGGAATCGAACACACTCATCACAGAACCTCCGAAGCTGTCAGCACACCCAACCCGGCCGGGATGTTCTGGAAGAACACCAGCCGATTACCTGTCTCCATGCCGGCACCGATCTTGTGGAAGGCTGCCCCCACCTGGGAGACGTTCCCGCTATCCGTCACGTCAAGGATCGGGGCACCGTTGCGGGACAACACGAAATGCCGCTTGTTCGCGCCGCCCGCCTCGCCGAAGTCCAGGGCGAACTGATCACCAGCCTTCGGGTTGCCCGACCATGGCAGGCCGATATTTGTCACCGCGCCGGCCACCACCGCCTGAATCCGGATCTCCCCGAACCCACTACGAATCCGCGTGCAATTCGCGGTGTCCTGCATTCGGAACAGCACGTACGTCCAGGCGTCATCGAAGATGTACGACTGCGGCGACGACGACAGAATCCACTCCATGTGGCCGTTGTCCACCGTCAACGAACCGAGATCGTAGCGGCCAAGCTGCGTCCGGTTGCCCACCCCCGACGGATGCCACACCAGGTTGCCCTTGCCGTCGGGCCCCATCGCGCCCGCGCCGCCACCACTGGACACCACGGTCCACCCAGACAGCGTCGTCGACGATGAGCCCGCGAAGTCCAGGACGATCGAGTTCGCGGCCGACTCCAACTGCCGCACCCGCGCCTCGATCGCCGCGGCCTTTGTGCGAGCCCCGAGACCTACATCGAAGATCCCGAAGATCGCGCCGAGCACGTCCTCCACATCGTGCTCACCGTCGACGAATTCGCCCAGGTTCTCGAAGGCGTTGATGATCCGGTCGATGATCGACTGCACGCGGGCCGCCGCGGCCTGCAGCGTCTCAGGAAGCTCACCGACGAACGGGATCGGCAGCTTCTGTGTCTTCTTCAGGAACGCAGCTTTGAAACTGATCGTGCCCGTCAACGCATCCGGCGTCACGTGCAGCCGCACCGCCACACCATCAACGCCATCGGGAACCGTGTACTTGCTCAGCTCATTCGATAGCACCGACCAGTCGGGCGCAGTCCCGGATGGCGTCAGTGTCCCCAACGTCACGGTGGATACCGGCGCATACCCGGAAGGTTGGGCCGGAGCCTTCACCAGGGCCACCAGTTCGACCAGCACGGAGTTCGCCGCACCAGTCGCCGACGCATACTTCGCTGAAGCTCCGGCCCAAATCTGCTGGTTCTTGGTGGCCGGGATAATCTCGGAGATCAAGACATGATCAGCGCCGTCCGCTGTCACCACAGCTGCGCCGCCCACCACGGTGAAGCCTGTGTTCGGGGCCACCACGACCGAATCGAGGAAATCTCCCTCGGACAACAGGTTCGGTGAGAACTGGCCGATACTGGACAGGTCGATCTGCGGCAGCCAGCCGAAGAGGTTCGCCGCGTTCAACGCCGACCCCGGGCCCAACAACAGGTTCAACGGCAGCATCAACGTGTCGATGACCGTCTGCCACACCTCACCCGGCGTAGGCAAGGTTCCGGTGAAATCGATGCCGCCGAATATCGCCGAGAACGTGTCGTTGATGATCGTCAGGATGTCGCCAATGATGGGGATGTCGGCAACCCAACCCGCCAAGGCGGCCAGCGCATCCTCAACTGAATCCCAAATTTGGCCAGGCAGATTCAGAATCTGCCGAATGATCGCCGTGACAAGTGCGCGGGTGAACTCGATGCCTTCCCGCAAATCCGCCGGCAAAGGGCCGAACAGCGCAGAAAGGAACGTCTCAAACCCGCCGGACGTCTGCCCCCGGATCATCGCTTCCCACTCCGACTGAGGGCGCGCCGCCAACTCTGCCAACGAATCTAGGTTGAACGCGTTGTCAGGGAAAAACCCATCAGGTTGAGTCATGCGCCAACCCCGTACGGCGGCAACGGGAACTCATCCGACACGTCGAACACCTCAACCCCCGCCGGCTCAACACCCGGGGCCAACGCCGAAGACTCCCAAACAAACCCCACATGCCGATTCCCGACACCGTGCGTCACCACGTTCCCCGAATCGACCAGCGAAATGATCGGAGAGCCGAAATGCTGCCCCTTGAACAGCGACAACCGCTTGGCCGGATGGTCATACAGAATCGTGAACACAGCCCCGTTCTCAGTGAGCTGCCACACCGAATCGCCCGGCCGCGAATACGAAGTCGGCCCAGTGCCCAGGCAGGTGTGAACCTTGTTGTTCACCAGCCCTGTCTCAAACTGGATTCCCAACCAGTTGGTCATCGCGTCGTCGGAACACAACGCGACCGTGAACTTGCCCGCGCCCCGGTTCAACACGTTGATGACGACCCGCACGGAATCCGAACCGGCCTCCACGCTCCACACCGCCGCAGCGTCTTGAAACGCCAGAGGGAAGTTGGGGCCGAGCGTGTTCGGTCGCAGAATCCACTGATGGATAGCCAGATCGCCTTCAAGGGCATCCCAACCCGGGTCCACAGCCGGTCCGTCGATCGTGTCCCGAATCACCGGACCCGGCGAATGAACGTCCCACGCCTCAAAGTCCGCGAAGTTCCCACCCGGTGCAATCCACCAATCCGCACCCATGATCACACCCACCCGGCGCCGGCCAGGACCGTGCGGAATATCCGTCGGAGACACCGACAGTGCCCCCACTTCCGAACCTTCGTGGTACATGCGGATCACGCTGAACTCGTGGTCGTACCAGCCCTCAACAGAGTCACCCGACGACAACGGCGTCAGGGTTGTCTCGAACCGCTGCCACGAATTCGGGGACGTGCCCTTGATGATTGACAAGCTGGAAATGCCCAACACTGTGGAGACTTCAACACCGTAGTAGTGCGTCATCTCGGCATCGCCGCAGAACCAGAATTGACTGGTCCCATTGATGATCGGACCATCGGGAACGGTGACCTTGACGCGAACACTGTCGGTCAGCATTTCGGTTCGGTGATACCCGGCAGCACCGACCACCCACGACAGTGGATCGAAAATGTCAGAGTCAGCCGTGATGTCAGGGGATGCCCCACCGGTGGTAGTCAGCTTGCCCCGAACATTCACCCAGTCATCGACACCATTCGAGAAGTCGTCGAACACCCGGGTTTTCAACACCAACGTCGTAGCGGCGTGAACCTGCGACACCGCACCGAGGAAAACCCCTGGGTGCATCGCGGGAGCCTTCGGCTTGTGAGCGCGGGTGACGGAGTTGCCGATCATGCCTTGACCCTGTGCTGAATCCCGACCACCAAATCCTGGTCATCCAGCTCGACACCCATCCCGGCGTTCACCGGGAACTCGTCAACGAAAAGGTCGCCGTCCCAAACCCGAACGAATCGGACTGCCCCAGACGCCGACTCAAACTCGCCCGTAGCCGACATGATCCCACCCGCAGGCGTCCCCCACGTCAAAGCCACCTTCGACCCGAGCATGTCCGACTCGTCCACCCCAGAAGCGGAGTGCAGGGACATCCCATCCACGTTCCCGTACGCGGCGCACAGGGTGTTGAGCTGAGACGGAATCATGCGCGACCCTTCCTCCACACCGGACCCTCAAACCACGCCACCCGCGGATATCCCGGCTCCTGCACATACAACGTGTAGAACGCTCCATCTGGGATCGCATCCAGCAGCGCTGCCAACACCTGAACGCTCACTGTCGATGTGGTGACCGAGGCGGCCGGCCAGAACCCCAGAAGGGTTTCGCGGTCACGGGCATAGATCTCGAAGTCCGCCGATGTGCCCCCCGCAAAGGTTTGGCCGGCAGTCAAGGCAAAGGTGTGGGTGAAGTCTTGGCCGCGGCGCACCACCATGTCCGTGAAGACGGTGCCATAGTCACCGATCATTGCGACTCCTCATCACGCATCCGCTTCAACTCACGGAACACTTCCGCCTGCTGCTGCGGCGACAGTTTCGCCACCGCATCCCGAACGGGGTTGGGGGCAGGATCGGGCTCGTTGACGTCCACCCACCGACCCGGGGACGTCAGCCAGTGCGGCTCATTCCCGGACGGGGCACGGTACTTGATCACCGGATCCGCTGCGGGACGGGCGCCGCAGTCCCACAAGCGTTTCGACACCAGCCGCATGTACTCGATGGGCATCGCCAGTTGGCCACCGCGCATACCTGGCCACGCCACCAACATCCAGAGCGCCCACTCTTCCGGGTCGTTGGGGTCGCAGTTTTCTCTAGTTGGGAATTGCCCTTTTTCGGCCATTTGGTACTGCCCCTACTGGTGAGTGAAGTATTTCGCACGAAGCTCGACGGCTTCCTGCGCGGCCTTGGCGATGCCTTCTGCGGTGTTCGGGTAGTGCTTACCGGCGTAGTTCTTGTTGTTGTGGCGAACCCGGGCGTAGACGATGTTCTTTCGGGTGTTGGTCGCGACGCCGCGAACACCGCTGATGCTGTGCCGCCTGGCGCGCTGAATGTGTTCCATATTCTGCTTGTGCGTAACCACTCGGAGATGTGAGGGATTCACGCATCGGGTGTTGAAACAGATGTGATCAATGAACATCCCGTCAGGGATCTTCCCATTGAAGAACTCGTATGCCCAGCGATGGGCATAGACCTTCTGCTTGGTAGCTGGCCAGAAAACCCCGTAACCAGAGCCGTTTTGGCCCGCAGTCCAGTTCCAGCAAGTCTCACTTTTGGCTACCTTGCTCCAAAACCTACCAGCCGTTTCTCGGCTCGGAACATCCATCAGTACCCCATTGTGATTAGGTTGACTAATTTTCAGTAGACGCCCAAATCTCTCAGGCCGGCCACGAGCTGCTCGATCTTGCCCCACGCGCGGGCAGCTGGGTCTTGCAGTGCGCGTTCATCTCCGATGGTCGGGATCCACTCTTTCGAGCCGTCCTCGTTGAGTTTCAGTTCGATCTTTCGTGCCCGGTCCATCCAGATCCGGCCGGTCGGATCGTTCGGAATCACATATCCGATACGGTCGTCGAGGAAGTAGTGACCTAGTCCGTTGTCCCCCACCAGATACGGGCCGCCATCAATCACTTGCAGCTTGCAGGAGATCGTCGTCTTCGTTGCCCAGAAGCCGGCGCGCAGCACCATCAGGGAGGCGATGGTGTATGCCTTGTTGGCGCCGTCCTGGAAGTACTCGAAATACCTTGACCAGCCCGACTTTTGTGCCCGCTCAGTCGATTTGACTGACCACCACGCCAGAATGGTGTCCTCATAGAGAGGCTTGAGCAGGGTGTCGACGGTGCCGCCCAATGACCCGATCTGCGCCAAGCCGCCGAGGATGTCAAATCCCGCCTGGATCGAAGCGCTGATGGCCTCATTCACGCCAGGCATCGAGTGACCACCGACATTGACCTGCACGCCCTTGGCGGGTGAGTTGATGTGCTGCCCGGTCTCCACCTGCCGGTAGGTGACGTACGGGTGCTCTTTGTGCGTCAGCCGAAGGTTGGGCAGGAAGTAGTCGTTGGGCTGGTCAGTGTCCTGAATGAGGTTTTCGGTGGAGTCGATGAAGTCGTCGGCGAACTCCGCGGCGGTGCGGAACAGGCCGTCGAACATGGTGCCGCCGTTGGATGTTCCAACATGCACACCCGACTTGTCGACAATGTCGATGACCAAGGTGCCGTAGCGCAGGTTGGCGCCGCGCCACGGCTCAGGATCCCCAGGGAGGTAGCGGCGGCACACCACGGACAGCTCGGCGTCCTCCAGCATGATGTGCGCCATGTCGTGCCAGTTCTGCCACCGGCTGGAGATGACACCCCACACAGTGCCGGCGTTCATGTCGTCGATGAAGCTGGTGGGCTTGACCACCACAGACCACGTCGACTGATCGAACACGTCGAGATAGGACCCGAAATCGAGCGGATCGTCCGGGATCGTGATCAGGGGGTTGTGCTCACGAATCAACTGCAGATGCAGGGCGGTGAGCAGCAGCCAACGGCACGGACCGGCCAGCAGGAACGCGCGGGGGAACTGAAACGCCGCCGGCAGCCAGGGATTTGACCAGACGGTGTACCACTTCAGGTTTTCGTAGTCGTGCAGCCAGTCGCACACCACGACGACGTCGCCGTCTTCGCGGTAATCCACCACGCATTTGTCGAGACGTCCGCTCCACCGGGCCCCGCAATAGTCGGCGGTGATGTGGACGTTGCGTTTCTCGCCGCGCTCCATGCGGCCCCACATGTCATAGAGCCACAAACCTTCTGGCGAGTCGAAGGGCACCTCGGTTTGCGCCGGCCCGGAATCGTTGGAGATCCATGAGAAGTTCGCGGAGTACTCGTTGCGCATGAGGTGGTGCAGATTCATGTCGCCGTCGTGCAACCGGATCAGCACGTCCTCGTCGCGGAGGTGCTGTTCCTCCCATTTTTGGGCAAGCGTCGCCTGCCAGATCGCCTCACACTCAGGGAGAAGATCCGGACCTAGGTCGAGCATCAGAGAATGAATTCCTGACCCCAGGGGCGACTCCAGCGTCGGGGTTGAATCAACTGCACGGTCACCCCCTCTGCGGGAACGTCCTCCACATACACCGGCAACGTCTGCTTCTGCGTGTAGGAGGGAATGAGGTGGACGAAGAACTGGCCTTGCATCCGGGCCAGGTAGTTCGTGTTCGTCGCAGTGCGGGCCATCAACTCGTCGGGGTCGAGGTCGATCGTCAACCCGCCGTCAGTGGGGGTGATGGTGCGGCACGGCACCATCCGCGCCGAATCCTTACCCATCGGGGTTCGCTTCCCCTTCGGCCCGCCCCACGAGAAGTCAGGCAGTGTCGGGGTTCCGCCGGTGACAACCCATTTCAGGTACATGTCCCGGTTGGTGGGGTTGGACACCTCGATCTCATCCCAACCATCCGAAGTGAATTTCACCGTGGATACGTCCGGCTTCTCATACCAGTCCGGGTCGCCCGCGCGCAGCTTCAGCATCGACTTGAGCAGCTGCTGCTGGATGGGATCAATCTTCGGCGACAGGTCAGGATCCTCGTACTGGACGACATCCAGATACCGAGTGCCGGACATGTCCGTCGACACAGCAATCTTCGCGTACTTCGCATCCCGGTCGTACTTGTCGAGTTCGAACCCGATTGCCTGGATCAGCAGGGATTCGTTCTGCTCGGCGGTGCGCCCGACGGTTTCCTTGCTGGTGAACTGCAAGTCCATGTCCCGCGCAATGGGCTTGCGGGACTTCTGCTTAGCCCTGCGTTGCCGAGCACCCTGCTTCCATGTCTGCTTCTCCGGGGAGTCATACAGCTTCGACACCCCGCCTTCGGACAGGTACACGCCTTGCCGGCCACGGTCATCACCGTGGACGCACAGGTGTTCGTCGTTCTGCCCGTGGATGCTGATGTCACGGATGCCGGGGTTGCTCATGGCCGCCCCTGATACTGGAGTGCGTTGTAGCGCTGAACCTTCAGCAGCTCGTTGCCAACCTGGTCAGGGTCCATGCCGGTGATGCTGCCGATTGTGATGCCACTGTTCTCCGCGGGGTGTAGATCTTCGGGGCGTTGCGGGGCGAGGTTGGCTTGCGGGGCCGCGGGCCCCGGAGGGGCGCCTGTGCCTTGATGCCCTACCGGCTGCTGGCCCGCTGCCTGCGGCTGATCCCCACCCTGCATCATCTGCTCCAAGCTCGTGGTGGCAGCCGACGTCAACCCTTGAGGCATGAAGGCTGTGGGATCCGTCGACAACCAGCGCGGGGCCCCGAACGGTGTCAACTGCTCGATCAAAGCGTCGGTGCCGATACCGAGCATCTGCGCCCCGTATGAGACGCCGCGCTTGGCGGCGTTGGCGCCCATGCCGATCGCGAACGCGGCAGCCGGCCCAGCGGCCTGCCCACCGGCGCCGAAGCTGCCTGCGGTTGCCGCGGCTGAAGCTGCTGTGGCCGCGGCGGAGGCCGCCTGGTCGATCAGGCCGTTGATGGCTTCGGCGCCCATGTTGTAGATCCCGGACATGAACGACGTACCAGCGACGCTGGTGTTGCCGGCGCCAGCAGGAATGTAGCCCTCGGTGCGGCCGGAATCTGTCGGTGTAGCACCGGATCCCGGCGTCACAGGCTGCCCATCGGATCCAACCGGCCCCGGGGCGGCTCCCGCAGACATGCCATGGGCTTGCATCCCGTTGGCCTGCAGGTCGCCCATATCACCCGAGTTAGGGGGCTCGTAATACCACTGCTGACTGAAGTCGTTGGCGCCCTTGGCGGCCCCGCCGTACATGGAGCCACCGGAACCGGAATTCTCTGCGTTGACCCCATTGGGCAGGGTCACCGCCATGTGCCCATTGGTTCCAGATCCACCGTTAGTGCCGATGTTCAACGCGCCAGGCTTGTAGCCCTTCTTGAAGCCGAGAGCGGCGAAGTCAGAGTCGGTAGCGAAGTACCGCCCGGGAGGAAGTCCGGCCATCCGCGCGTATACCTGCGACGCCAGCATGGAGCAGTCAAATGCGCCGTACTGGTATTTCTTGCCGGAGTTTTGGTACGCGTAGTCGATTGCGCCGATGGCGCCGCCGTTTTCGAATCCGGCGTTCTTGGCCACCCAATCCCACACCGGGTCGCTTGGAGACTTGCGCGGAGGGGCCATGCGTTCGCGTGGCGACACCGTGGTGATGTCAGTGATGTCATCCATGGTCAATCGCCACTCGTCGAATGGTGGGGCGACGGATGCCATGCTGGTGTCGATTCTCATGGCGGGGTTGAAATTTCCCCAACTGCTGCGATTGACAACACCTCGCTGAATCAGCCAGGGCATGATCTGGTCGTCATTGACGTCGCCGCCGCCAGAGAACCCTGGGAGCGCACCCGCGCGAATTGCGGCTCGCAAGGCGTACGCGCCGCCCTGGCCGCCAAGCATGTCGACCTCTTCGGCTGTAAGCATGTGTTCACCGGGGGCGGCCGCGATCAGTACAGAATCTTTACCCTTCGGCCCGGAGCCGAAGATCGGTCCACCACGGGCCCGACCGCCACCGAACTTGGGCCGCTTCCACGCCTCCGGGTCATAGGGCACATACGATCCGTACTGCCCCGTGTTGAAACCTCCGGGAGGTGGCGCGAAAACCTGCTCCTGAGCGGTGGTGGCGGCCGGTGGCGTGTATCCCGCCGGCAGCTTGAACACTTCGTTGTAGAGGCCCTGAAGTTTGGCTTGCGCCGCCGAAATATCCACATCCACAGGCACTGTCGCCGGCGGCAGTGTCCCGTTCTTCGCCACGAATGCGTCGATGAGCCGTTGCGCTTCAGGAGTTCCAGGGACCACCTCGAACGATCCGTCTGGCAGGTTCTTCACGACCAGTTCAAGCTTGTTGAGTTCTTCGATCTTGTCCATGGCGTTGGACTGGACGATGATCTGCCCGTTTTCGTTGACCTTGATGAACGAATCACCTAGTGCGTCGGTCACCGTGGCCGCGGCCTTCGCCTTGTCGGCCCATTGATCGAGCTTGCCGTAGAAGTTGCCGGCGTTGTCGGCGGCTTCACCCAGTTGCGCCGACAGTTTGTACAGGTCTTCACCCCAGCCGAACTGTTCCTCGGACAGAGCGCGTAGCTCGTTGGCGGTGTCGTGGTCGCCACGGACATCGGCCTGCCATGCCTGAAACTTGTTCACTGCTCCCATCACGTTGCCGAAGGCGGCAACAAGCCCGGCCCATGCGCCCGCCATGTCCGAAGCGTGCTGCAGGATGGATTGTGCAGCGAAGGCGCCGGCCTTGCCGAGCACAGTCCAGAAGTCGATTAGTCCGGCCTGATGCGATTTAACCCACCCGTCGAGTTTGTCGAGAGCTGTGGTGAGCGTGCCGATTCCACCGGATGCACTGTCGAACGGAACCCCGAGAAGAGTGGCCCCGAAACGGCCCATGGCGGCATCGAGGTTCTGCATAGCGCCCTCGAACGACTGGCCCATCTTCTGCGCCGAGCCAGCGATGTTGTCGTGCACCGCACGTTGAAAGTCGGTGGCGGACACTTTTCCGTCCTCCACCATCTTCTGTAGAGCAGCACCAGAAACCCCGTACTGCTTCTGCAACCAGGTGAATATCGGCAGCCCGCGATCCGCCAACATCTGCAGGTCGTCAGTCATCGCTTTGCCGTTGGTCTGCACCTTGTTGAAGATGGAGCCCATTTCGTCTAGCGACGTCTGCGCGATTGACGCGGCATCAGCAACGTTCGAGAGGTAGTCGGTCAATGACTGCCCTGTGGGGACGCCAGCGGCGACAGCTGTGGCTGCAGTATTTGCGGCGGAATCCAGGCCGAACGCTGTGCCCTTCACCGACTTCAACGCTGAGTCCATGATCGTTTTCACATCAGAAGCTGAGTGCCCCAATGCTTGTAGCTTGAACTGGGCGGCGTCGATGTTCTTGAGTCGCGCGAACCCTTTCGTCAAGGACACCGTCAACGCCCCGACTGCAGCGGTTGCACCAGCCGCGGCCACGCCGATGCCAGCCTTCACCCCTAGGCCGATTCCCTTGCCGATAACAGAACCGATGGCGGTGCCGATCTTCTCCCCGCGAATCGACGACTGCATGGCCCGCTCATACTCGCGGGCAGCGTCAGCGCCAGCCTTAGCTGCAGCACCCTTAGACCCGCCGAGTCCCTGCCCGATGGAGGTGTTGAGGTTCTGCCCGATCTTGCGGCCAGAGCTGGCAGAGGCACGTTCGGCGTCGGCGAACGCTGAATTGATGCTCTTGGAGAGTTTCGCCGTGTCGGCAACCAACGAGACGTAGGCGGTGGCCAATTCAACGCCGTTAGCCATCAGCCACCGCCTTCCGTTTCTGCTCTCGTCGCCGCTTCAAGTGCTCAGCCTGCGCGCGTTTCTTGTCGTCCAACTCGGCCACCGATGACACAGCCGGCGGCTTATCCGAGGGGCGTTTCTGAATCTTGGGCCGCGGGCCCTTGCCTTGCCCGCGCTGCCAGTTCGCTCCCTGTAGGACAACGAGAATCATCGCGAGGAAGTCGAATAGTGGTGACCACCACCAAGATCGGGGATGTAGCGACCTGTAGTAGGCGCTATCTCCGGTCGGGGGAAGCCACGTTATGAAGTCCCGGAGGTCTCCCCAAGTGAGCCGGTGCCCGATGTCTCGGACCGTCCATCCTCGGCTGATGAGGTCGGCTCGGATGGCCCCTCCGTGTTCTCCGTCGAGGAGGTCGGAGAGGCCAACAATTCCCCCAGCGGAATCGAGGAAGCCTCATCCCATGCAGCACGGGCCTGCGCTAACTCCGCGGAGGTGCACTTCTCAACCATCCGGTACTGCGATGCGGTCAGAACCTCTTTGAAGATCGCCAGATTCGCGGCCCGCTCCGCTTCCCGCTCGTCCATCGTCTCGTCGAAATCGGGGCGGGGCGGTTCGTCCGGCTCCGGGCCGGGGTCATCCACATCGGGGTCATCGACTCGTTTCTCCCACGCGGCGACAGCCTTTTGGTACTTGCGAAGCTCGACCTGGTAGCGGCGGAATTCACGACGAATCTGATCAGCCTGCCTTTCGGCGGCCTGCTTGAATCGGCGTAGGGAGGCCTTGATGGCGCGGGCTGTGGATTCGTCGAGGAAATCCCACCGCGGCAGCGACACTGTGACTGGATCTTTGCCTTCTGGGTGGAAAGTCAATTCGACGCGGACGCGCGGATCTGAAGCGGGAATGATGTCTGTCATTTGGCTGGACCTTCAGGTTGTTTTGTTGGCTGGGCCTATAAGGGGCCTGCCCGGTGGCCAGGCCCAGCCATGGAAGAGCCACCGGGCAGGGACTTGGGTTACACAGTGGTGATGCTGAACGTGCCGCCCGTCAGGCCAGCGCCGGAGCCGGTCACCGCATGCCCGGTCGGCGTGGTGATGGTGTACGGGCCACCCGTCGAACCGGTCACGGTCCAATCGGACGCGTCGTAGCCGTCATCGAGCGCCACCAGCGCCGACTTCACCGCGGCCGCCGCAGCGTTGTAGGCGATACCGGCAGTGGTGTTGCCGCGGTACGTCAGCGTGAACGTGCCCGCCGACGGCGAACCGAGAGTCACCAGGTAGTCGGTTCCGGCGCCGGTCACATCGGGTTCGTCGATGTACTCGTTTACGGCCTTCGGGTTGTCGGGCTGCGAGCCAGCGGCCGGCTTGAAGCAGTCGATCGTCAGGGTGTACTGCACGAGTTCCGAAGACAGCCAGGTCACTTCACCGACCTCGGTGACCTGACCTTCGGGGATGACCAGCATGCGGGTCTTCACGCCGTCGATGACGCGGACCACCCACGACTTGCGGGGCAGCGGCGCGTCGTCGTGGCCGATGCTGATCTTGCGGTGTCCAGATGTGTAGCTGACGGTGACGTTGTCGTCGCCGAACACCGTCTTCAGGACAACCGGGTTGGACTCGCAGCAGGTGACCTGCACGGTCTCCTCGTAGTTGTCCTGGGTGGTCTTGATGGTGGTGCCTGCGAAGTCCTTGTGCTTGGTCACGTCTCGCTGGATGTTGTTGACGAACCCGTCGTCACCCATCCAGCCGTGCGGTTCAAGTGCGGGGTCCAGGACGTCAACGGCATCGGTCGGCAGAGCTGTGCCGAGCGGGCCACCGAAGAAAGCTTCGTCGTCAGAGGACCGACCGGCGGCCCAGACATTTTTGCTATCAGCCATGATTGGCCAGCCCCTTTCGAAGGCAGTTTGGCTGGGCCTGAAAGGGATTCGATATTCAGTTGTTATTTGGTGGAGAGGGTGAGGTCTCCGTGGAACTGCCACCGGCGCATGTCGGTGACGTCCGGGTCCGGAAAATCAACCGGGCCCTGCTCGTTGCCCCACCCGTACGAGAACACCCCGTTGTAGAGGTTGCCGGATGAGTTGCGCAGTGCGGCTGACACTTCCCCGCACCATGTTTCGATGTTCACGCTCGAATCCAGAGACTTGCTCAACCAGCATTCGATCAGCAGCCGGTGGACCGACTGGACCGGATTGGGCCGATCGCCACCTACCTGGCTGATCAGGATGATCTGATTGGGCCGGTTTTTCGGCATCTCATCGGACACCTTCGGTTGACTCGGTGTCAGGATCCGGATCGCGGTCAGCACCCCGGGCGCCGCGGGAGTCCAGAAGCTAGGCATCTACGCACAACCCCCGTTCACTCAGATTGGTACAATTACGTTGTGACGATTCGCATTTGCCCAGGATGCAAGCTCCCCAAGGACTGCGATACCGACTTTTACGATCGGGCGCCATCCCAAAGAAGCGGACGACGAGATCGCAAGCATTCTCGGTGCATCGAGTGCTGCAAGCAGGCCCGCCGAAAGTTACGCACCTGCAAAGGCTGCGGCGCCAATTACTACCATTCAGGTCCCGGAGGCCGCCGCGTAACTTGCCCAGACTGCGCATCCATAGGGAAGGTGTGTGGCGAGTGCGGCGAGCTAAAACCTTACGACCAGTTCCATACCTTCAACTCGGACACACGGCGGAACAGCCGAGGACGCGCATGCAAGCCTTGCACCCGGTTGCTCAACGTCGAAGCCAGGTACTCACTCCCCCGCGGTGCCGCCCGACAACTCATCGAAACCAATGGGGACCGATGTGGGATATGCGGGTCGTCAGTTTCATTCGAGGGGAAGTCGCTTTCGGTCGACCACTGTCACTCAACTGGATCAATCCGCGGGATTCTATGCGGGTCATGCAATTCAGGCCTGGGGTATTTCAAGGACAATCCTGCGTTGCTACAGGCTGCAATCAAGTACCTTGACAGGCCTTACCTATTAACCGGACAGCGCGCGTAAAAGTATGTTGCGCTTGGCGTTCGCCCGTTTCGCATACGGCGACACCGCGGCCACACTGGTCCGCCAGCGACCCTGGGGCCGTTTGGCGCCCTGCCGACTGGCAGTGACGAAACCCTTGCCGCCCTTGCCCTTCAACTGGTCGTTGGCGCGAGAAGCGACACTCTCCGCAGCACCTTCCAGATATGCCTGCACCCCCCCGGACGAACGGAGTTTGTAGTATCCGCCGACCTTGTGCTTAACCCTGATCGTCATCGGTCACCTCACATTTCGCCCACACCGACGGGTGGTACACCGCCAGCAGAGCGTCCGTGTTCTTTCCGGTGTAGATGCACAGGTTGTTGTGCTCATCGGTGGCGAACCGAGTGGCCTCTTCGTGGTCCTCCGTGTCACCGTCAAGCAGATGGACAGTGATCACCCTTCAACCTTCCGAAGATTCACCACTAGCCCGACAGGGACAAGTAACTCCATGTCAACGATCACTCGGTCGTGGCCGGCCAGCTTCGGCTCGGTGTTGACGGCGTTGGACCAGCCGTGCACCGCAAGCGGTGTTCCCGGTTGATCCGCGGCTGGGGTGTAGACTTTGACCTCCCGGCCGTAGTCGTCAGTGGTCGTTGACGAATACGTGTGCACCCCAACCTCAAACGGAGTAGGGAACGGCCCCGGAATACCGAACGGACTGTGTGAGTAGTCCTCACGACGGCCGATGACTTCGAACTGCCCCTCGCCCGGAATGTCGACTAGATCGTGGGGCCCGATGCTCATAGCCCCGGCGACATGATCGAGGTGGCACCCGATTGGTTACCACTCAGCAATCCTTTGAGGCTGTCGAGCTCGGCGCGCATCAGGTACAGGTTGCCGTCAGGGTTGCGGTACACGATGTTCGACTGATACGGCCCCGCTTGCAACTGCTGACTCTGGATTCCGTCATCGACGGCCGGCGACAACAATGCACGGCGCACCATGGACACAACAAGCAGCCTTGCCGCCGTTGCCGCCTGCTCATTGCCACCATCGATCGCGGCCTGCAGTCCAGGAACCCACACTGACAGCCAGAACGACGCATCCTCGAGGAGGGTTGTAGCGCGCGAAGATTCCTCGGTTGTTAGCGTGCGCGGGAATCGCGGCACGAAATCCTGCGTCAGATCAGCGTAGGTGGCCATCAGTCGGTCGCATCCTTCCGCGGTCGACCTGGGCGCCGCCGAGGAGACCCCGTAGTCGACTCAGCTTCTGCCGGTGCATGAGCTTCCTCCCCAGCGAGGATGTTGAGCCGGTCGAAACGAGCGACGTGATCCGGGTGGATCTCAATCTCAGACCCACAGTCCGCGCGGCGGGTCCGCCCGTCCGGGTCGACGTAAGCCATCGACCCGAGACGGACGGTCCGCTTCACACCAGAAGGCATCAGGCAGCCAGACCCGTGATCTTCAAGGCGTTGTACGGGTTGGTAACCGCGAACACCGGACGCACCGATGCCTGCACCCAGTTGGACTGCCGGCGGGTGGCACGCTCAACCTCGGTCATGAGCGCCTGCTCATACCGAACCTGACCCACCAGGCCCTCCTGCACCGCATACGCGGTACCGGCGGTCACCGTGTTGGACACCGCCGAACCGAAGCCCTGCGACCGCAGCCACGCCTCAGCGTCGCCGTAGATGATCGACAGGTTGGCGTACTCCTGCGGGTTCATGATCAGCAGGTTGTACTCAGTGCCCAACTCCTGCACCGCGGCCCGCTTGCGGATGTTGGCCAGATCAGCTGCCGGCAGCGCCGCCTTGTTCTCCGTGGAGATCGTCAACGCCGTCGCAGCAGCCCACGAAGTGCCAGTCATCTGCAGGTCCGAACCGATGGCGGTGATGCTGGCCTCCAACTCGGCCAGCGCACGCACATGCAACTGCCGCTGAATGTCGTTGCCCAGCTTCACGCCCTCGTTCTGAATCGAGGACAGATCGTTGCGGTCCCGGGCCTCGTCAGTGACCCAGAAGCCACCACCGATCTTCTCGACCTGCGCGGTCTTCGGTTCGGGCCGATCGAATGTCACCTCGGGGAACTCAGCGCCGGGTGCGATCTTCTGAACCCCACGCGTCGGGAAGAGGTCATTCGAGGTGAGCTGGTTGTACACCAGCGCACCGCCGGACACCCCACCACCGTTGGTGAACACCCGCTCAGCGAAGTAGCCCTTGAGGGCGATGTTCGACAGGTAGGCGTTGATCCGGGTCGGTTCCTTGAGCATCAGGTCAACGGTGATGCTGTTGCCCGACACGGTCGGGGAGCCGAGGGGGAACTCCTGCGAGTAGTAAGTAGCCATTGTTCAGTCCCCTTACAGATCCAGCGCCACGAGGACGGGGTTGCCATTGGTGCCGGTCTCCAGCGCGGTGCCGACAGCGACACCGGACGCCAGGGCGACAGCCTTGCCTGCGGAGCCGACCTCGACCTGCGCCCCGGCGGTGATCGAGCCGCCAGCGGTGACGAACAGGATTCCGCCGCGGTGAATCAGACCGGTTGCACCGGAGGCGATGTCAGCCGAGGCGACACCGAACGCCTTGCCGGCCGCGGTGGCGGTCGCCACCTTGACCAGACCGGTAGAAGCGTCTCGGGTGGCCGAAACGCCGACGAATGTGGAGCCAGTGACCGCGCCGGTCGTCAGTGCGGTGACGTCCTGACCGGGGCGGAACAACGGCTTGGCTTCGTTAGCCATGATCGTTCCTTTCGATTAACCCCGCGGAGGCGTATAGCCCCACGCTGCGGGATAGGAGTGGTCCTCCACTGGAGGGGTTGAGGGTGAAGCACCGGGCTTCAGCGACTCGACAGGGCGCTCCGACGGGGGTCGTTGCTCTGGGGAGTCCTTGGGTTGCACCATTTGTCCGACCTTGGCGGCTCGGGCTTCCTTCTCTTCGAAGGTGCCTTCGCCGATGAACTCCAGGTATTCGTCGGGGATGTGGTACCTCGACTGCAGGAGTTCAGTGTCACGCTGCGCGAGTTGCTGCTTGAGCGCCGTGTTGTCGGCGTTCGCGCGGTCCAGTTCGCTCATCTTGGCGCGTTCCGCCTCCTGGGCGGCCGTGACGAGCGGTTCCTGTTCCTTTAGCTTCTGACGAAGACTCTTCGCCTCGACGCGGCTTTTTGCGGCCTCGCTGTTGGCTTTGCGCAGCTTTTCTTTCGCCCAATCGGGCAGATCATCGCCCGAGGGTTCCGGATCCGCTTCAGGATCCGGGGTTTCGGTCTCGACTTCGGTGACCTCCTGGGTCTCCGTAGTGTCTTCGACCTGATCGTTTTCGGGCATGTCGGTTCAGCCTCCTGGGCTTCGGTGCTTCATTTGTTCCCCCCCGCCTCCAGGGCAGGGAAGTCTTAGTTGTCGGCGGCGATGACTTGCCGCCACGCCGCCTGGATCGCCGCGATATCACCGGTTCCGGCGTTCGCGCGGGCCTTCAGGTATTCGTCATCCCACTTCTCGACGTAGGAAGGTGGTTCGTAGTTGCTGCCGCTCCGGATTTCCACTGCGATGCAATGACCGTTGTCGTGACATGAGGCGAGTGCGGTCGCGCCGCTTTTGTAGACGCTGCCGCGGGTGGCCATCATGCGGCACCACGGACAGGCCGCGGCACGCGCGTGAACAGCCCATCGTGAACCGGTGCGCTCCACATTCAGCTGTGTCGTCTCGCGTGCCCCGTCGAACACTGCTCGCTGCATCGATCCGGTCATGCGGTCCAACGCCACGTTCCCGTCACCGCCGAGCGCCCATTCCGCGGACTTCACCAACCGAGACTGTGAAATATCTGCCGTGGTGGCCACATATTTCGACGCTGCATCCGACTGCTCAAACCACTCGGCCGCAAAGTCCGCCGAAACCGTCGCATAGGTGGTGGCGATCTCCGGGAACGCTTCGATCAGGAACTGCGCGAAGTCCACATCAGCAACCAACGCCCTGCGCCACACCTGAACCAGGTCGGCAACAGCTAACCTCGCCAACTCAGTGAGTGTCTGCCGGCGTTCAGTTGGTGGCGTCGCCATTGGGTTCAGGTTCTATCACGCGGGAACCTCGAATGCCCTGTAGCGCTGCGCTGACAGATGCTTGCCGGCGGGCTTTCTCTGCAAGACCCTGCGCCCGGTCCACTTTCGAGCGGGTCCAACCGGGAATGTCTTCCCACAACGCTTCAGCTGGTACGCCGAGCATCTGGGAGAGCTTCCCCAGTCCGTCCACCACCTGAGCGAAGGTGCGGGCAGTCATGTCCTGCCACTTCACCTCAGACGCGAAATCCTGCGCCTCGGCATCGTTACCGGTAATGAACGCGCACGTCCGCAGTAGTTGCTCATACGACTCGCCTAGAGAGGTCTTGATCTCGCCCTCTTTGCGGTCCTTCGACGCCTCCAACCCGGCAAGGGTCGCTTCAGAGATGTTCGAAATGCCGTCGATGCCAAGGTTCTGCGCCGGCACCTGACCCAGCGCAGCCAGGTCACGCTTCGCAGAGGCCGCCGACTCCAGATAACCCTTCAGATCAGCCGCATCGAACTGGCCGACCTTGATGTCCTTGTCCTTGAAGTACCAGACATCCGAAACGGCCTGCCGTAGCGCTTCGGCCTGCCCGCTAGGCATCCAGCCGATCACATAGCGCTGAATGAACGCCGAGTAATACTGGGCGACCAGCATTTCGAACGTCGTCTCATCGATACGTTTCTGCACTGACAGTAGCGGCTCAATGATGCCGCGCAGCTCCTGCTCACCGTCAAGTAGGTTGCGGTCCTCGAACCGAACCACCGGGCACACCCCAACCCCATGGGAGCGGGACTCGATGTACTCGAAGTTCGAAGCCTGAATATAGGTTGGCTCTTTCCATCCAAGTGCGGACTGGGGCATGTTCTTGACTCCGATGAAATGGACGTCCGATTCGTCGTAGAACCGGACCATGGCGCCGTTCATCTCCAGCGCCATGATCGGCCAGTCATCGTCGACCGGGGAATCCACCCGCGGATCCCACTCCAGCCGATCCCCATACAGGGCAGTCATTTGCCGCGGGGAAACCCCCCGCACATAAACACCAGAGTCCTCCACCTGAGGATTCAATCCGGGCAGCGCGGTCGCGTAGGACACCCCGTAATGCAGGGCAGTGCGGTTGATCCCAGTCTGACGGGCGCCAAGCTTGTTGCGCTGCCACCACTCCCACACCTTCGGGGTCTGCTCCCCTGACAGGTAGTTATCCACCTTCAGCGACTGCGAGAAGATATCCAGCACCAAGGGCAGAAAATTCGTTTGCGACTTACGGGCCAAGCCGGCGACCGCAGACCACGGCGAACCATCAGCACTCCCGCCACGCACACCCTTGATCTCCAACTGCGCCAAAGCATGTGCATCAGTCCACGGTCGGACAGCGGACGCCAACCCTTCCAGTCGATCAGCCTCATACGCACGAGGCCCGGAAAGCATGTCCCGGACGGCAGATAGGGCCTGCTCACGATTCACGCCCCACCACCTTCACTTGTCATAGGAAAAATGCTTCACCGGTTCGTTGTTCGGCACCCTCGGCGCCTAGCAGCGCCAGCACCACCGCCACGAGCGGGTAGATCATTGCCGTTGGGTCCCGTCGATCGAGACCCCACTTGCCGGCGTCACCGATGTTTCGCCTGACCGCATCCTTGAGCGCCTTCGTAACCGATTCCTGATCGCCATGAGTCAAAGACTTCGCTTTCGCGCGCGTCTCGAACAGCAAGCACGCATTGCCCATGTCGCCAGATCCTGTGCGCCTCACCGTGCAACCGGCCGATTGGAGGGCTGGGATCATCTGCGCCGCAGGTGACATCGCATCGATCACGACGAGGAGGCCGTCTTTTGCCACCGTCAGGTACTCCACGGCAGCGGCCATGTCGTTGCCTGACCAGAGCTCCTCAACATGTGGCGGCAGATCAGCCTCAATCCAACATCCAGCGATTGAAATGGCGCCCTGATGCGACATATCCACGCCGACCGCGGCGGGCGCCAGGCCGTTCGGCGGACCGGCGTCAATCAAGTCGCGCCATGCGGAAGTCGTCACAATCGGTTGATGCTTGGAAACCTCGTCCCAGATCCCCAGCGCCTCCCTGCGCCACGAATCTTCGTTTCGAAGCTTCTTACGCAGCCGCAGCATTGCCCGTTCACTCGTGCGGAACGGGAAGCTCGGGTTAGCCTTTCGCCACTGGTCGCGATCCATCGGATTTTCGCCACGATCAGCAGACATCTCGATGTACAACGTGCCGTCGGAATCGCCATCTAGCGCCTCCTGCCGCAGCAAGGTGAAGAACTCGCCCTTGTCCTTCGGGCGCGGCGGGGTGCCCATCACGAAGCACAGCGGATTCTGCGCAACATTCTGCGCAGCACCCATGTTCTCCAGCGCCTCATTCGACAGGTGCTGGCCCTCGTCGAACACGATCACATCGACGTCAGTGCGACCGCGACCGAAACCCGAATCCCGGGCGCCGAACTCGATCGACGACCCGTTCTTGAAGATGATCGCCTCATCACCCTTACCCCTAGGGGTTGCGGCAATATGCGGATCCACCTTCGGACGCTTGGCCATCGTGTAGAACTGGTCAAACGTCTCCAGCGCCGTATCTTTTACCTGCGCAGTCCAAATGACTTTCAGGCCCGGAGTCTGCAAGCACAGCGCGAAGATGATGCAGCCAATCAAGTACGTCTTGCCGACCTGACGCGGAATCGAAATGACGATCGTGTCCGCGGCGTACTCGCCATCGGCACGCTTCGCCAAGATCAGCTTGCCGGCATCATCCTGCCAGCCGTCAAACTCCCAGCCGAGCCGACGGCACGTCTCCCGAGCGCGCGGCCACGCCGTACTGACAATGCCGACCGGAGCAACGACATGCCGCGCACACTCTGACAATCGCCGCGGATTAGTAGCCCGCCGACGACGCTGCGCGCCAGGCCGGTTAGTACCCGGTCCCGTCCCAGGCTTCATCGGGAACATCCGCGACGACAGAACCGTCCATAGCCGCGGCTATCGCGAGAGTCTCGATCTCTTTCGAGATCAACGACAACTGCCGGTGAAGAGCCGCCTTCGCTGGCCCCTTCTCATTCGGCAGCGATGTGACGATCTCCCGACGCTGAGCCAACAGAATCTCTCGATAGTCGCCAGACTCGACCGCTTCTGAGAGCGACTTCGGCTTAGCCGGCGGCGCAGACTCGCCAGGCGTGACCACCGTGAGCCGTCGACCCATGCTGATCACCTCCTAAGCGGCAAGAAAAAAATCGTCGGGGGGAGTAAGCGCCTATGCCCTGAGTGGCGCGCCGGCGTCGGTCGGGGTCACCCCCCCACCCACTCGATGGGTTCGCTGAGCCGCGTTTCCGCAGGTCGCAGCCCCTCGATGGGTTCGCATTGTCGCAGGTCAGAGGGTTGCGTGACCGTCCCGCAAACCGTGGTCACCACCAGCGCCGGTCGGACACGAACGTGACGCCGGGTTGGTAGTTGACCTTGTCGGACTTGGCGCGGTTGCATCTGCGGTGCGAGGGCACCTTGTTGTCGAGTGTGTCCGGTCCGCCTTGGGCGATGGGGTGGACGTGGTCGACTTGGAAGCTGTTCGGGTCGTGGTGGTGCGCTTGGTAGTCGATGGGTTCGTGGCACCAGTGGCATGGGGGTTGTGGGCCGAAGGGGCTTGGGTCTAGTCCTTCGGCGATGATGCGGCGGTGTTCGTCGCGGGTGGTGGTGTTGCGGCTCATGTGGCGACTTCTTCCATCACCGTTCCATTCTGTCTATGCCTGGTCGTACGCTGTGCGTTTATGACTACGGGCAGTGCCGATGATGTGATGCAGCGTTACCGTGTGCCGATCGTGTTGGCCGGTGTGACGGTGGTGGCGTTCATCCTGGCGATGGCGTTCGACGCTTCGTTCTTCGCGTTCGTTGCGATGTGCACGTTGATCGGCGCTGTGGGGATGGCTGCTCGTATCAACCTTGCACCAGCCAATGCCCCGGTGATCGTGTCGACTGTGTTGGTGTCGGATGAGGTTCGCCGGCAGAACCTGCAGAACGCTTTGTCTCATGAGGTCGCGGTGTCTCGTGGCCGGATCGAATCGGTTACGCCGTACAGCGCGGTGCTGGTGACGGGGCAGAAGGTCAACCACATCCTGCACCTGTTGGTGAGTGTGTTGCTGTGCGGGTTGTGGTTGCCGATTTGGTTGATCATTTCCCTGGATGGTGGGGAGAAGCGGCATGTGCTGACGGTTGATCAGTGCGGGAACATCGCGCGTAGTTAGAGGCGTCCGTACTGCACAGCCTGCTCAGTCAGTCGTCTGCCCAGCTCTAGTCCGGCGAGCCGTCCAGCTTCACCCGCTTTGCCACATTCGATGCGGTTCACGACCGTCACCTTGGGCGGGTAGATCTTGTGTGCCAGGCGGATCAGGCGTCCTGCGATCCAGCGTCGAACATCCATGGGGTTACTCCTCGGCTGTGGAGTGTCTCGGTAGCCGGTCCAACAAGCCGTTGAGTACGCGTTCGGCGGCTTCGATGTAGGGCTGGTGTCCGTCTTGGCGTGTTTGGTCGAGGGTGTGTTTTGCGTCGGTGATGCGTTCGGTCAACGGTTTGGGTTGCGCGAAGGTGGGCATCAGGGCACCTCCCGGAAGCAGAAACGCCCCGACTGTGCGGGGCGTTTGCGCTGAAGGGCTCTGGGCACACTTCTAGCGCGCACTTGTCACGATACCGTGTTTTGCCTGGACGGCAAGCAGGGTTGCCGGTGTGTCAAGCACCGATAGATCCGCCTTACGTCAACTGCCGATTTGCCCAGGGTCACCACTTATCGGTCCAACAGCCCGCGTAGGGGTCATGATCAACACGACCCCGGCAGGTCAAGGTGTGGTAACCGAACCGACACGCGATGCGGCTGAGACGGTAGATAACCCACTCCTGTGCGGTCATTCCCGGACCTCTTGGATTTCGCAGATGACGAACTCCCCGACACGCTGCTTGGTGGCGTACTCGTGGGCGTTCTGCGCCTGGGCGAGGTCATCGAGCACTGCGCTAATCAGGTCGTAGTCGTAGGCCGCTTCTCGCTTGATATTTGGGGCCTTGGAGAACACACCGTAACCGATGCGGCGGTCGTCTTCGTCGTCCTTAGCCACTGTGCGGATGGCTTCACGTACCCGCTCAGCGTGGGTGTTGCCCGAGGTGAATACGAACCGTTGCGCGGCGGGTCCGAGCCACGCGGCGATGAACTCATCGAAGGCGGTCAGCGCCCGATTAATGGGGTTGGTCATGAGGTCGATTCTGAGGTCATGGTGGGAATATCGACAGGGCTGCGCTGACCCCAGGCGCAGCATTCCCAGAACGGGCAATCGGTGTCGGGGTGCCGTCCGCAGGCCAGCTCGGTCATGGTGCATGCACCTCGGCAACGTAGACGGCTTTGGTTTCCACCCGGCATTGCTCGGGATACGGGGTTCCGCAGGTGGTGCAGTTCCCCGTGCCGTCGTCCTGGTGGATCTCGAATGCGATTGTCACATCAGTCTCTTTCCTCGGTGTGATTCTTTCGGCGCTCCCGACGCCGCCAGATGGCCTCGTGAGTCCAGATGCACAGGTAGAGCGCCAAGACCACGAGGGGGATGCTCAGGTTGGCCCACTCGACTTCGGTCATGTCTCACATCCTTTGCTGGTTGCTGATAATGCGGCGTTGTGTCAGATTCCGGTGATGCCTGCGGGGAGGTCGAAACCCAGCAGTTTGCACAGGAATAGGTATTTGTCGGGGGTCCATGTGGCGCCGCAGACGAGGCATGAGCAGCCAGTGCTGGTGATCAACTGCAGGGCGGGGACGCGGACGTTGTCGCCGGTGTTGTCACGCCTGTAGGTGTGGGTGGCGCCGCACGATGGGCATGGGGCGGAGACGTGTTTGACGTGGGCGGGGTTGAACAGGCGGTCGATGTCGACAGCCCAGGATTGGATCACGTTGGTCATTTTTTCGATGAGTTTGACGTCTTGTGGTCGCCATGACTGGTCTTGTAGGAAGCGGAGTCTGGCGATGGTTGCGGGGACTCCTGTGTAGCCGGGTTGCCAGATGGAGACCATGAGGTCGATGTCTTGGAGTAGTACGAGGGCGTCGGTCCAGATTGGGGGTTTGGATTTGGAGCCGCCGCCGTTGCCGGTTTGGGATTGTTCGCCTCCGACGGCGTTGAAGAGTTGCATGTAGAGGCTGGGGGCGTAGAGCATTTCGCCTTGGTGGAGGGTGGGTACGGGTTCGATGAAGGCGTTGATGGTGCCTTGGAATTCGGTCCTTGCTGCGGGGAGGTTGCCGTCGGTTTCGATGGGTTGGCTCACTGCTGGTCCCCGCTCTCGTCGTCGCAGTTGAATCGCAGGTCGTACGGCTGAGGTGGGTGTGTGGCCACGAAGCCGCCGGTGAATGCGATCTCGCAGAGTGGGATGCCGGTGCCGTCGTAGACGGTGGCGATGTGCTCCTCGGGCGGGCTGAACTTGTATGCGAGTTGGCGGATGTGGTGCGCGATGCGTTCGCGGATCTGGTCCTTTCCGTGCTGACATTCGGTACGTGGTTGCCAGCAGACGGGGCATGTTGGGGATTGGTGGATGTAGGCGGCTTGGGCGTGGTGAATGTCAGCGAGCTTCACTTCCACCCCGTTCCGATCCGGTTCTCCTCGCCGGGATGGTCACCGGGGCAGAGGTTTTCGTAGTAGTCGACGCGGTTCTCTGTGTAGGTGTCGCTGTCGAACACGTAGTCGTAGTTCGAGCGCCACTTCCATCCGAGCTTGTTGGTCTCGTGCGCGGCGTCTCGTTCGTCTGGTTCGAGTAGCACTGCGGCTGCCGGTTCTCCGCGACCCACACCGCCGTCTCGGCCTGATTCAAGCTGGCGTACACCATGGCCCGATTGGTGAACACCAACGCACCCTCTGGGCTATTCACCGATGTGAGGTCTGCGAGTTCCAGGGCTGACATTGCCGCTGCGGCGTAGTGCCCGTGCGCGGCCTCCTCCCTCATGCGTTCCAGGACTTCGCCGAAGCTGTCGCTCATGCTTCCTCCACGGTGATACGTGCCCCAACAGCAGCGGCGAATTGCCGTTCGGGATCGCCGGGGAATCCCCAGCACGGGTATGCGCGGCCCGCTTCGATGAGCCCGACTGATTCCGGCGAGACGCAGTGCCGTGTGCTGTTGGCGTGGTCGCCGTCGCGGTGCCTGTCGAACGCTGTCAAGCCGGTGAATGTCCGGTGGCAGCCGGAGCAGTGCGAGGTGTTGTATCCGCCCCATCGGGCATCACATCCGGCGCATCCATGGGGTTGTTGGTGGTTCACGGGCTGGCTCCGTTCAGGGATAGCGATTCCGGCGGATTGGGGCGAGATTTGAGCGGTGTTCGTGGGTGGGTTGGTGTCAGTGGGCGACTTTGGTTGTTCGTGGCTGTGTGTGGCTTCTGGGTGGCTCATTCGCGGCTCCTAGACGCGGCGGTGATCCTGCGGAACGTGCCATCCGGGTGGGTGCAAAACGACTCCACCCCAGCCCCGCAATTGCCGCAGGGCACGTCGATCGCCCCGGTCTCCGCATACGCCGCATCCACAGGACCACGACGCGATCCGTGACCATTTCCGGTTGCGTAGCTAGGCATTTGCGATCTCCAGCAGCACATCGGCATGGCACGGGGAGTCGAGCGGGCACCAGCAGGCGAGGTCGTGGCCGCGGAGCGCATCCACGATGTCGGGGTAATCGAGCGCGAATGCCTGCCGGTAGAACGCAACTGCGATCTCGGGCGTAATCACGAACTCGCGGCCGTACCCGGTTTCGCCTAGCGGAGGTCGCGCCACCGTCAGAAGTCGGTCGCCGACGCGCCAGGGGTTGCCCCACTGCGATCCACGACCGACGTAGATGGCGCCTTCCGGCATCCGCCAGCCCTTGGTGCGCTTGCGTTGGATCCGTTCAGGCATGTTGGGCCTCCAGGTGGGGTGTGCACTTGCGGGTTTCGCCGGCCTCGTCCGTGTAGGTGTTGGTTCCTCCACAGCGAGGGCAGTTCTCCCGCAGCTCTTTCAACGCGCGTTTGCGATCAAGCTCGGTCGCGGCCAGGACGCCTGCGTTGGCCTCGTCCCACTCGCGCCTTCGCTTGCACCTTCGGCACGGGCCGTCGTAGTTGTCTTCATGGTCGGGGCATTGGGGGCGGGGGCCGTTCGCGTCTACTGACGTAACCCTCCCCCCTAAATCAACCAAAGGATTAATGGGTTGGGTTGGGTTGGGTTGGGTTGGTACCAGACAAGACGCGCTACTCACGTCGTCCGTCACGCGTGACTCACGCTGTGACTCACGCGATTTCTGCTTACGCTCCCGTGCCTTCTTCCTAGCCTCCAAGACGTGAGCCTTGGTGCACTCAGGCTTCCAGTCGTGGAACCAAAACCCCTTCTCACCTTCCTTTTCGCCCACACGCCACAGCTCCGCACTGACGAGACGCCTAGCCAGGGTGGGGCCTTTGGGCTTCTCCTTGACCCACCATTCGGCAACGAAACCGTCGGTCAAATAGGCCATGCAATGAGACCCCGCGAGCGTCCATAAACCGACCGCTTCCATGCCTGCTTTTCGCGCTTTTGGATGGCTGTGGAACGCGTCATCGACGGGAAACCAGGACATCTAGTCGCCCCCTTGGATGACTTGAAGCCTGCCCTTCTGGACCTGCCTTCGGGCCTCTTGTGCTCGGCCAGGGTTTGGGTCGACGTGAACGCATACGGATTTGCCTAGGTAGCCGTCGCTGTCACAGAGCGAGCATGCGCGGATGGCATCCCAGCGTTGGCGCCGAGTTTCCGCATGCCGCTCACGCCAATCATCACGGCGGCCGAACAGCCTGCCGAAGATGCCGCTGACCGATTCGGCGGGACTACCGAATAGATGAGTCAGGTCCGGCATCGGCTCAGGATCGGGCCCTGGCTCCGGTTCGGGAACCGGCTGAGGCTGATGCTTCGGCTTCGCCCGGACGACGTTATGGATCGGGTGCTCAACCTGGATGGCGCGGCGCTCCGCGTTCTCCAGATCCTCGCGTGTGTCGTAGTTCTCAATGCTGATGCCGGCGACCTCAGTCCACCAGTCCTTGGTGTCGCGATGCTTCTTGAACCGTTGAGGTGGGTTCATGGTGATGCCCACGTAGAGCAGTTGCCCTGTGGTGCTGTAGAACCGGTAGAGAACGTGACTCATACGGCGCCACCTGGCCGCTTCGAGGAGGTATTTGATCGGTGAAACTCGCTGATCAGATCGGCGAGAATTCCCGAAACGGTTTGCCACTTGACTCGTGCATCGTCGGCCTGGCGCTGCATCTTCTCGATGTCTCGAATGCCGTACCTACGTGTGGCGTAGAGGATTTCCAACTCAGTGGAAGCCCGCAGCGCCACCCGAGATGCCCAGGACGCCTCAATCAGCAGTGCGTTGCCATGTTTCTGCAACTCTGGGGCTGTCATCGGGTCGGAGGTCGCCGCCTCTACGACCCGCAGGGGCCTTCCACTATCATCCGTCATAGCCACTCCAATTCAGTGGTTAGGCCCGGGGTCACGGTGTTACCAGCACCGCCCGGGCCGTCTTCGATTATCCGTTCGATTCTACCCGAAAAACGTTGCATGAGCTGGTAATTCACGCTGTCGTCCGCCTCTCTTCATGGTTCGGGCAGTGCTCGCGGTGTCCTTGTGTTGGTTCGTGGAATCCGCAGTCGGGGCAACGACACATGCCGATCAACTCGCGGCGGGTGTACGGCAACCAGGTGTCAGGCATTGGACACCGCCTCCTTGAGTGAGGGTTATGAACAGTTCCCGAGCTGCGTCGAACGTGGGTAGTTCGTGGTACTTGGATGGGATGGCACCACCGGACGGGTCCGGTGGGTACAGCAGCCATGGCGAATCAGGTCCGCCGCCCCAGGTTTTGCAGATCAGCCAGCGGTCCGGGCCGCCGAACATGCGGTCGGCCATCAGTTGTTCTCCTCGTCCGGTTCAGTGATCGCCCGACATGACAGCTCCCGTTGGATGGTGTCCTTGAGCCGCATCGCGAACAGGTTGAACACGGCATCGATATCGCCGTGATCCTGATGGCAGACCACCTTGTGACAGGTGGGCCATTGATAGTTGGCGTCAGCGCGGCTAATCACGGTGGCGCGTATCGCCGAACCGATCCGGGACGGGATGCTGTTCAGTTCACTCGCGAGCCGGATCGTGAGGCACGGCCACGTCTCGTCGCACTGCTCGCACCACGACGGTTCGGCAGGCGTGAGCGCTTTCGTGTGGCGGTCCACCGCTTCGCGCCAGAGTTCGCTTGCTCGATCAGTCATCGGGGTCCTCCCATTTGGTGACGTAGCGGGTGACGATCTTCGGATCGCGCGCCCATAACGGGATTTCGTCGCCACAGCGTGTCCATTGCTCGTTGTTGATGAGATGGACCGAAAGCCCACGTTCGGCTTCTTCGGGGGTCTCGTAGGGCGTGAACTCCCGGAATCCTCCCGAGGTCACTGCGTATTCGGTTTTGAGGCCGAGTGTTTCGACTATCCGTTCGGCGAGAAACTCCCGACTGAACGGATCTCCAAGGTCGCGGTCCTGGTAGTCACGCAACACGTCCTCGATACCGTCTGCGATATCAGGCATCAGTTGTTCTCCTCGTCTTCTGGTGGCTCGTACGGGCATCCGCAGGTGGCGGTGATCGGGATAGGGCGGGTGCATCGCGGCGTGTGGTCGTCGCGTGGATGGCCGCACAGTGCGCAGTCAGCCATCACGCCCCCTCCCCGAAGTCGAGCGTTGCCTCGCGCAAACGCTTCGGATGAGTCAGCGACAAGTCGCTGCCCTGGGATAGCCGCCTCTTTGGTGTCGCGGGCCCAGTTCAGTGCGGCTTGGTGCTGAGTAATGACTGGCTCGCGAATTGGGTCCATATCGAACCAGTAGCGTCGCGACTTTGAGAACAGGAACACCTGCTCGTAGCGGCTAGCTAAACGGTCAGTAACGCTCTCGGGCATAGCGTTCGGCTTGTGCCAAATGATCGCGTTGCGCAGGATCCAGCCGTCATCCTGCAGCGCGAACGCTACACGCCACGGGATACCTAGCAAGCTCTTAGCTGGGATGCCTTCGTATCCCCTGGGGCGAGAGCGGCGGTTACCGTTTCGGGCACCCTGCCGCATGTCTGCCAGCGGGCCTATCTGGACCGACGGAGATTCGGAACGTGACGATCCATCGGACTTCATCGGACCGCCAGCTCCTGCGTAACTATCACCGAGGTTGAGCCACAGTGTTCCGTCATCAGCCAGCACGCGTCGCAGCTCGGCGAACAACGCGCGCATCGTTTCGACGTACTCGACTGGTGATGCTTCCAGCCCGTACTGCCCCTCTGTGCCGTAGTCGCGCAGCCCAAAGTAGGGCGGGCTGGTGACGATGCAATCAGCCGAACCGTCCTCGAGTCGGGTAGCGACGTCGAGGCAGTCCCCGTGGTAGAGGGTGACCTGGTCGTCTTGGTAGTACGGCCTCATCTAGTCCTCCTCTCGGTTTGGGCAGCCGTCACGATGGCCTTGTGTGGGCGGGTGGCATCCGCAGTCGGGGCATCGGCCCATCTGGATCAACTTGGCGCGCGGGAACGGCAACCAGGGCTTACCCATCCGAAGCCTCCGGTTGTGGGTTCCACGTCGTGTCCGGGTGGAATTCGTCCATGCCGGACGGTGCGTAATGCCCACATGGGGCGGGCTGGCCGGGTTGGTAGTCGTCGACTGTTCCGGCGGTGAAACAGCAATGTCCGGCGTGGAGGTTGATGAATTTCCAGCACTGGCATGGTTCAGCCACGGTCGGCCTCCGGGTTGTAGACCACGCGCATCGGCCTGCCGTCGGCGAGTTCGTGAGAACTCAGCGGAGACCGGCCAGCGTGGGTCCAGCCGCCTGGCATGTGAGAGTCGCCGTGCCGACTGGTGCGCGGGATGCCGGCGGCGTCGACGACCACGGTGTTGAGCGGCAGTGCGTCGAGCTGTTCGACGGTCTCGATCACCGGATGCAGCTCGGCGTCGATAGCGGCGGCCAACTCGGGCACGCCGACGTACCCACCTGCTGTTAGATGCAGAGGCAGCCTGTCCCGCAGGATTTGGGCGATTCGGTCGGTGTTGCTCATCGGCTGCTCACCTCAATCCAGCGATCCGATACCACTCGCCTTGGATCGCGATTGCGCGCCTGAATCGCAGCAATGGCAGCGATTACCGTGTCGGCCAACTCATCGAGGACGTCCTGTTCGGTCCGCCTGGCTTCATCGAGTTTGATTGCCGCTCCGACAACTTCGCCGGCCTCCTCGGCTACCTTCGCGCATTGCTTGAATGGGGTCGATGTCGGCCACCTACGGCGATGCGGGTAGACACCTCGGAACCCGCTACTACTGCGGGCGACGAGGTTCTCCATGTTCTGCTTCCGGGTCGCTTCCCGAAGGTGGTCCGGGCGGACGCACGCACGGTTTCGGCAGGCGTGGTCGATCTCTGTGCCATCGGGAATCGGTCCGTGGTGCAACTCGTATGACAGGCGGTGGACGCACACCTGCCTACCACCAACGCTCATGCGTCCGTATCCACCCCAATTGGTGCATCCGGTCCACAGCCAGCAGTCCCCTGACTTGTCGACCTGGGACCAAAGTCGTTCTGCAACTGACCTGCTCACTTTGATCTTGTCCTCCACATTGATCCGTACAGGGCGCGCTGGGTCTGGCACCAACGCACAAACTCGGGGCTCATGACCGGAACTCCTGTCCGTGATCCGGCTGACCGCACGAGGGGTGGCGCCGGCCGTCGTTGTGTTGTGCATCTCCGCGCGCGGGTTCCGGGCACCAAGCACAAGTGACGCTGGGCCGCTCACTGCCAGCGAGATCCCGCACCATCCCGGCGAGTTCCAGCACCTGGTGCATCGTCGCCGGAATGTTCTTCGGGTTGCTGCCCCGTTGCGCGGAGTACGACACCAGGCGGTCCTGCATCGCCTCAGCCCGGGCAGCGATCGACGGTTCGGTCATGCGCCGGCCTCGTCGAGCGCGCGGATGGTCGGGCACGGGTATGGGATGTGTTGGCCGACCGTTGAACATTCAGCGCAAAAATCCTCGTCCGGCATATCCCCGAACCCGACGGCGCGACCCGTCCGCAGGCGGTGCAGTTCCCGAACCTTGTTGAGCGCCTGGGTCTGTCGTTCGGCGAGTTGCTTGGTGGCCAACACCTCATCGGCGGCCGACACAATGCCCAACACGGCACCGCGGCCGATCGCATCAAGCATGCTCATTGCTCCTCCTGGATGTCTGCTCTGTGCCCTACGAGGGCGTGGTGCCGGCGGATGAACGCTGCAGCACCGTCGCGGTCGGGGAACTCTGACCGCACCGGCCGCCCATGCTGTTTCGCGCACTCAACGCATGACACGGTGATCACGACGCCGCCTTGATGGCCGTCTGCCGCTCACTCCAAGCGGTCTGTAGTGGCTTCTTGTGCGCGCCCAAGTTCAGCGCCTTGAGTTCCGCCGCAATGCTTTCGAGCGCGTCGAGGGTGTCGGCTTTGGTGATGCGGTCACGGATCGCGTCGGCATCTGCAGCTGTGATGGGATCGGGCAGCTTCTCGATCGTGTACGTCACATACTTGCGCTGCGATTCCATCTGCGTGGACGAGAAGGATTGGTCGATGTGCGTCAACGCTTTGATGCGGATCCCGCCAGTGTTGCTACTGCCGAACTTCACCGACTTCTCGTTGTACAGCGTGATCTGACGACCGACGTAGGCCTTCGTGTCCTTACCCCACGCCTCGACAATGAGGCGGCGCATTGACTTGCACGGTCGATACACGCGCCCAGGGAACTCGGCAACCTCAAGGTTGACCGGCTGTTTCGCGTCGGGTCCGGCAGATGATCCGGTGATTGTCACAGTCACCGGGATAGCCAGGTCTACCGCATTGATCTGCGTCGAGTCTGCCGCGATGGTTTCCGACATGTCCATAGCTAGACCGCCTTCCTTTTGCGCGCCAGATACCGAGCTTTCGCGTTGTGCCTACATACGCGGCATTGACGACGCCCCTCGGGAGTGATGTATGTGTTGGACGCATCGAACGGATGCCCCTGGTTGCAATGCGTTTTGGTCGCGTTGTTCTCTAGATACGACCCACGCCGCCGGCGGCTGCACTCTCGACAGAAACGCTGGCCGCGATAAATCCGTACGTTGTTCCCTGCGTACGCATGACCGTGCGGGCAGTGCGTCTTACTGTTGTTTCCACGAGATCGCCGCACGTTCTCTAACTGAGTCACCGGCTCCAAGTGATCCGGGTTGACGCACAGACGATTTCGACACAAGTGGTCGATTACCATGCCGGGCGGGATCGGTCTGACGTAGTGCTCGTATGCCCACCTGTGCGCATAGATTCTGCCGGTTTGATCAAGCGATGTGCGCCCCGCGTAGAAGTACCCATACCTAGATGGCCCTGCAGTCCCTGCCGTCCACTCGATGCAGCCGTTCTCGGCTACACGCGTCTTCTCAGAGAACCGTTCGATTGCCGGACGGAGAACGTGACCTACCTCAAAAACCATCTCAAATCACCATCTCTTCCACGATGATTCGCTCAGTCATTGGCATATCGGCAGTCAGTTCGTCGTATCGACGCATAATCTCGGAGGCATTGGCCTCAAATGCGCGAACCGCCTTAACGATCGCGTCAAACCACACCTGCTGTGGGTAGATGCGTTTGACCCACAGCCTCATCCCCCCGTTGTACGAAACAAAGTCCACCCACTCGCGACCGGAAACCAATAGGCCACACTGGATCTGAGCCATGTGCTCAACCGGAACGCCATCCGTCAGAACGGTCTTCAGATGCCCCTTCTGCCGCGGGCTTTTGATCTCCAAAATTCCGACATCGCCAATCAGGCCATCAGGGCTGAACCCAATCCGAAAGCCCCAATCGTCACGGACCATGAATCCGACCTGGGTGACCGGCGCATAGCATTCGGCGTACTTCTCCCGAGCGAACACCTCACCCTCTATGCCGCGCATCATGTCGTCGTTCGTGAACGTGGGCTCGGTGTAGCCGGTGATGCGTTCGGCAGCCAGGTGCATGGTGAGGCTGCGCGAGGCGTCGTTGCTGGCGGGTTCGATGATCGTCGACGATGTCTGGTTCCGGGCGTATTCGGCGCGGGCGGGGTGCAACGTCTTGATGGGGGCTGGCGTCCTCTTGCCGATGCACGGATTGTCGGCCACCGCACCGCATTCGGGGCACATGTAGTCGATCGCGCCAAGCTTCCTGGTGGCGATGAGCTGGCCCACCATGCTCGCGGTGACGATTCCGCGCCTCTGCTCGTACCACTCGGGCGAACGCTGTTCGAGGTTCGGGAGGATCTGCAGTGTCATTCGTGTACCGCTTTCAGGTTTTGGATGCCGTCCCAGCAGCCGCGGCAACCGGAGGTGTTGACGTGTTGCGCGGCTTCTCGTGGAGTGAGGTTGTCCAGGGCGAGGTGGGGTGTGTCCCATGTGGATTCGGGGATGCCGGCGAGGAGTGGTTCGACGGGCTTCTCGCGTTCGATCACGGGGCGTTCGAAGCTGGTGCGGGGTGTCCAGAATCGGCGTTCACTCCTGGTCGCTTTCGGCATCGGTCACCCCCTGGCCGGTGAGGAGCGCCCAGTCTTCGTCGCTGTACTCGTAGCGCATCATGCGATCTCCCCGTGGTGCCGGCTGCGTTGCTGGGCTAGTACGGCTTTCGTCCGGCACTCATCGGAGCAGTACCGGGCGCGGTGGTGGGTGGCGTCGAACTCGACACCGCACGTACGGCACTCAGCCAGGTAGCGGTTCGGGCATTCCTGCAATGGGCGAATGGTGGGGCGGCGAATGGAGGCGCGGCATTCGTCCGAGCAGCACGCCGTAGACCCGGTGAATCTCGCGCCACACTGAACACACTTGCGGCGCTTCATGGTGGTGTCGTTGTTCCGCCAGCATTCCCGGCTGCAGTACACAACCCGACTCGGCTGCGGGAGGAACGCTTCGCCACATCCCTTGCACGCCTTCAGTAGAACCACCTCGTCGCGGGGTATGTCCCGCTTCATTCGCCGGCGTTCCCGCTCCGAAAATCCTCCCCAAATCCCGAACCGTTCGTCGTGGTCGAGGGCGTATTGGAGGCATTCGGCTGCGACGGGGCAGACGGCGCAGATGCGTTTCGCTTCCTTGGTCGATCCGCCCTTGTCCGGAAAGAACATGTCTCCGATGTCGACCTGGCGGCACACGCCGCGTTCCTGCCATGGTTCCCGGTTGAGGATGTGTTCGAGTGTTCCGATGATGCTCATGCGGCCACCGCCCTGATTCGTAGTTTCTGCACGGCGTCTCGGGATAGGCCGAGGAGTTCTCCGACTTCTTCATCGGATGCTTTGCCCATTAGGCGGAGGACGACTTCGCGGCGTTCGGCGCGGTTGAGGGGCATTCGGACTCGTTCGGTGACTACCCAGTCGACTGCTCGCCAGTCGATTTCGGGGTGTGCCGCGGTGCGGGCCCGGTCGGCCAGGGTTTCAGGGTCGGCGCCGTCGTGCCACGCTGCGAGGCACATGACTACCTGGGCGGCTTTCGCGGGGTGGTTGCGGCATAGTTCGATGAGTTCGAAGTAGAGCGGTGGGTCGGTGAGGCGTTCGGTGATGCTGATGGCGCATTCGGCGACGACGTCGAGGTCGGGTTCGGGGGTGGTGTCGATGGTGGTCATCGGAGCACCCCGAATGCTGCGAGTCCGGGGAGTGCGATGGCGAGGAACACCAACGCCGGTACCCACAACCATTCGCGGAGCTTCGGTTTCGGCTGACGGCGGGTGTCGTGCGGGCACCACACTGGGCGCGGGCGTGGGGCGGTCATGCTGGCACCTTCGCGGCCGTGCGGCTAGTGGACTTTTTCGCGCGCGGTTTCCTCGCCGCCTGGGTGGGTTTTTTCGGCTCCCGCAGCCATTCCGGTGCCGCCCAATCCATCGAATCCTCATCGGGCATCCTGATCGGCATGACCAGGCCGACGAAGCTGTCACCGACCGACACTCTGATCGGCTTCGCGTGACCGAAGAAATGCATCCGCATCCTCGACGCCCGCGAGCCCTGCAACCGCGCGAACTTCGCCACCAGTTGCGGATTGATGTCCATCGCTTTCGACGGATCGCAGTCCGGCGCTGACTCCAAGAGCTTCAGCCATGCGGTATGTGCGCCGCGTTCCACTTCAGCGGGCAGGGTGAGGGTTTCGCCGCTGCTGAATGCGACGCGCACTTGCTTGTCGTCGGCGTCGATCGCAACCGTGGAGAAGCACTGTTTGCCAGACCCGGCCAGTTGGGTGATTGTCTTGACCTGCCGCAGCGACAAGGCAGCCAGGAACTCGCCCGGTTCGTCCAGCTCGGTCTTGGATGCGCCCAACGTGAACCGGTCCGTGGCGACGGCGACGAGCTCACCGCCCCTCGCCTCCACGTGCACCGCGTTGATGACCGGGATCATGTTGTCGCTGTGCGCGAACAGCGCCGCCTCTTTCAGGACTCGTACCAGCTCGTTCGTCTGCAGTTGAATGCTCATGCCGTCACCGCCTCAATCTCGCGGCCGTACCGGTCGACCTCGACACAGGCCACCACCACCCTGCGCGCCTTGACTTTGTCGCCCAAGGTGACCATCTCGTCCAGGCGCACACCGACTTTCAGGAATCGAGCTTCGTCAACCGGACCGCCGAGGTAGTCCAGGGAGCGCAGCGGATGGTCGCAGAAGTGCAGGCCCTTGCCGCAGTCCCGCCACGTGGCATCCCAGTCCGGCGCTTCTGGCAGCGTCCCGGGTGAGTAGTCGACACCGCGGCCTGTTGTCCACTCCCGGTTGACCGCTTTGTACAGGTAGGCGATGCCGTCGGTGACGGTGACGCCGTGGAACTCGCACCATGTGGCGGGATCATCGAAGTTGATGGTGGTGAGGTCGATGACCTGGCCGTTGCCGTCGAGGGTTACACGCTGTGAATGCAGGTGGATACCGACGTATTTCGTCGCCACGACGTGCGAACTGTCCCGCGCCACGACGTGCGAACTGCCCCACGCCACGACGTGCGAACTGCCCCACGCCACGACGTGCGAACTGCCCCGCGCCACGACGTGCGAACTGTCCCGCGCCACGACGTGCGAACTGTCCCGCGCCACGACGTGCGAACTGCCCCACGCCACGACGTGCGAACTGCCCGAATCACCGAGTCGGAGCCAGACGCCGGCCTCGGACTCGATGTAGATGACGGCGGCTTTGTCTGCGAGGGCATTGTCGAGTTCCTGCTGTGTGCGGACGGTGATGCTCATGCTGCGGCGACCTCCGCGGCGCGGTGCCTGCCCTGGTAGTTGCCCGGGTCGATCGTGATCGAGAGGCCGTGATCGCCCCGCCTACGCATGGACCTGGGTGTGGGGTCTTCCAGGCGGGCCAGGACCCTCTCCATGGGCGCCGCCCACGCCGGGTGGACGTAGTACCCATCCGCGTCGGTTATGGTTGGTGTCGGCATTACCTTCTCCTTCTTTGGGTTGTGATGCTTGGCCTCGCCGGATGCAGCCCGGCGGGGCCGATTCACTTTCGGGTGATGTGGAATTCGGCGAGCAGTTCCCGGGCCACTCGGTCTACCGGTTTGTCACCGGCGAGGTAGGGGCCGCGGAATGTGGCGTAGATGAACTCGGCCAGGTCGCCAAGGTCGGGCTGGTCCCCCTGCTGCCGCCGCGCGCCGGTGTCCGACGACGTGTCCGAATCAGCACCACCCGATCGACCATCACTGTCGGCAGCAGGGGAAGTTGGTTGCGGCAGGGGTGCCGGCTGCAGAATGCCGGATGCACCCCTGCCGCCTTCGCCACCCACCACGTTGGGGACAGTGGGCGGCGGGTCTGCCACGCTGAATGCAGCAGAAGCGAACACTGTGGACGTCAGGCTGTCCTCGTACTGACGGTTGATCATGGCGAACAGCTCATCGATGTCGTAACCCTCTGCGGCTTCGGCTTCGTCGCACACATCCTCGTCCCGCAACGGACACGGCTGGCACGTGCAAACCGGATGCATGGCGCGTTCCGTTTTCGCCCGCTCCGCAGCCTCCAACGCCGACGTGACGATCGTGCCCACCACCTGCATAGCGATCCGAAACTCAGACAGAACGCTCACGACTCGCCCCCATTCTCGGGATGCTTCGGGCAGTCATCGAAATGCCGCTGATAGTTCGGGGCACCACAATCCGCACACACATGCCCCGCCGTCACCGCTTCGATCAGGCGTTGAGTCTCAGGCGAATACGTCACGACACCACCTCACTCGGGAAGATGTGACCACACTCGGTCTCCACGACCCGATCCCCCAAGTCGATGTGAACCCTGCGGCCGTGATGAGCCAACACCACCCCGAACCGGTACTGCATCACCCCAGCCGCGTTGTGCCACTGATGAAACCCGACACGCGACCCATGCGCGTGATGCGGAATCCTGCACGGCGGGATCATGCGGCCGGCTCCCACGGGTGCGACTTGATCCAGGCGTCCAGGTCGTCCCGGTGGAGGCGGTACTCCTTGCCGGACTTGCCGATCGCGTACGCCTTTAGATCTCCCCGGCGCACTGCGGAACGGATCACGGGGACCGACTGCTTGGCGTACTCGGCGGCTTCCTTCTGGTTCAGCCATGGCGTTTCAGTCACTTCGGCCTCCTCGGGATGGACTCGTACAGTGGACGTTTCGGCTTCGGCCAATGGTCAATCTTCGGGCGAGGGAAGCTGCGGACGGTCACGACTTCACCAACCTGAACTCCGAAGGGAAGGTGTTGATGTGTGCAGCGAGTGCGTTGTACAGCTTGACGACTTCACCGGTGTCCAACGTGAAAGGTCCGATCTCCACCGCTACCCCGGCCGTTTGCGATACCACAGATCTCACAGGCAAGGACACACACATGTCGGTGCGGTCATCGTGTGGCTCCAGTACGCAGGGTGCATCGATCACGTCGCGGTGGCTGTCGAATTTCCCTGTCCGGTCAATCAGTTTGAATCGGACAGACTCGTCTTCGTCGGGTACAGCGGATCGGGGTCGAAAGTTCAAGATCTTCACGGCTGCGCCACCTTGAGCCCGACGACCTCTGCGAGCTGTAGCGCGAATTCCTGCCGCACGTACAAGGTCTGGCGCACTTGGCCGTTGTGATGGCGGGCCACGTTGTGTTGCGGCCGCAGATCGAACCAGTCGAGATACCGGGCATAGGCGCGGTGCTCATAATCCTCGACGATTCTGTGCTGTTTCTCGGAATAGCGCTTCATGATCAGCCGGCGGTAAATCAGCTTGTTGTCGACCAGCAAGGCGAATGCCTGCGGCCGGGTGAGTCCGAACTGCGCGCCCCACACCTCAATGAGCACCGCGTCATCGTTGGAGATGTAGCGGTCGTGGTAGGCGATCATCGGCGCAGCAGATTCCAGAGCCGCGGCCAAAACGGCCTTCTCCTCCTCGATCTCCAACACCATGCGCGCCAGGTCGGCCTTGGTTACCAGCTCGGCTTGCCGCCGCGGGGTCACGTCGGATACTTCGGCTTGACGGGCCTTGATGGCGAAATACGCCTGCGCGGAGGCGATCTCAGGTTTGGTGGGGTCGCCGTTCATCACAACGAGATAGGCGCCGAACCGGGATAGCTCGTAATCTTCCCTCTTGATCGACCCGCCCTGTGGGCGCTCAACCAGCTTGTCGGAGCCGACAACGTGGCTGGTCAGCGGCTCGCCGGAGTTCTGGATGGCAATTTTGGCGCGTTCGATCGCCGCGACGAAGTTGCGCCAGGTCTCGTAGTTCACGAGTTTGCACAGGGTTCGTGCGGACCAGAATTCACTGCCGTCGCCACGAACCTGCCGTGCGGCGTCGAACGGTGACTGGTCACCGTTGGTAATCTGTAGGTCTGACACGGAAGCTCATTCCTTTCGCTGTCGGTGGCCTCGTCCGTTCCAGCGGGCGGGGCCTTTTGTTATGCGGCTGTCGACTTCCCCGACTTGCCGCTTGGGCGCTCAGCACTTGTCGATCGCTCCTCAAAAAGCACATCGGTCGGAACGCCGAGCGCATCCGCGATGCGATCCGCGGTCTGCGGCGTGCAACTGGTCTCGCGGCCAGAAGTGAGGTGATTGATGAAGCTCGGATGCTTACCCGCGGCGCGGGCGAGCTTCCGGCCCGACATGCGCTTGTCGGGCTCTGGCCCGACGAACGCCCGAAGCAGTTCCGCGCTGCGCAATCGCATCCACGTCCCCTTCGGTCGTCTCTTGAATCGTGTAACCGTGCTCGCCATCTCTGGCTCACCCTCCGATCATCCAGTGCTAGGCGCCTACTTGTCAAGCGCGACTTGTCGAGTATGCGCCTACTAGTAGGCGGGACGCAAGTCGACTACACGCATGTAATTCCGCAGCCAGTGCCTTTGGTGGATGATTGGCCCGACAACTACGTAGGCACCTAACCGATATGAGCCTTTGCCATACGGGTAGGCGGCATGGAAGGCGCGGGGATTGCCAGACGAACAGACCGCAACGAACGATCAGTCCGTGCCCAATCTTCAGCAGCTCATCACCGAGCAGAAGAACCTCCGCAATCGCTCCTATGGCGACTATGAGCGGATGGCCGGGTACGTCATCACCCGCCAACGCTGGCAACAGCTCGGCACAGGCGCACGGATCAAAGAGTTCAGCGAGCCGGCCACCATCAAGGCGATGGCCGACGCCCTAGAGGTCGATGTGGCAGTGGTCGTCTTGGCGATGGCCAAGAGCCTCGGGTTGCCCATCGAGTCGGGGATAGCTCAGTCCGATCTAGCGGTCATGCTGCCGCCGTCGGCCCGGAAGCTGACGGCTGAACAACGCGATGCAGTCGTGCGCCTGGTCCGAGTTTTCACGCCAGAGGAAGACGAGCATCATGCCGATCAATCAGCCACACACGCCGATCCGTCCGCGCAATCGGATGCACAAGCGGAAGTCGACAAAAACCAGGAGGTCGGTTCACCTGACGAGCCTGAGTCCACCGCGGCGGCCCCGCCCCCCCCGGCCCGCGGCCCCCCACGGCAACAAATGCAAGGGGACAAAAAAACCCCCGGTAAACGGGGTTTAGCACAACCCCCAACGGGGGTGGGGGGGTGGGGGGGGGGGGTAATC